TGGTATAGACTTTGGGAAATAACCCACAACGGTTTCAGTGAAAACGAGTATTTCAAAGATGGTGGAGCGAGATATGATATAGATAGGATTGAGCGTATCACCCAAATGAAACTTGAATCGCCAGAGAATGGCATGCAGAAACTTCCTACATTGAAAGGTGAAGAACTTTATCATGCTTTGGAAGACTTCTTTGACCGTGAAAGACCTTCGTATGGTGCAGAATTAGCATCAAGGGCTTTGGGCGAAATAGGCTTTGTCGGCATCAAGTACCCTGCTGGCATGATTCATGGTGGTGCCAAGGAAGGTGATTATAACTATGTGGTCTTTGACGAGAACAATGCCCAGATTGTTGATCATACCAAGTTTGCGCAGGGTAAAGGTGTAGTTTACGGCTACACTGATGGCAAGCAGATTGTGCTGAATCAAGAGCATCTGAATCCCAACACTCCTATTCATGAGTATCAACATCTTTGGCGTACTGCTGCCAAAAACATGAATCCGGAACTTATAGAGCATGGTGATAAACTCATCATGCAGACCCAGCTATTTGCCGACTTGAAGGAGGACCCTAACTATAATCATCTGACAGATGAGCAGATTTGCGATGAGGCTTTTGCTCGTTTGACCGGTGAGGACGGAGCTGCCATTCTGGAACAGATGGCTAAGGATGCTATCAAGGAGAATCCGCTTGATACAGCAAAGGAACTGAGCGTTATCAATAAGTTGAAGGAGTGGCTGAAGAAGTTCTGGTATTGGACTCTTGATACATTTACGAAGTGGAAGCCTGAGGACATTAAGAAAATGACCTTGGAGGATATTCGTAATCTTGTGTTGAGAGACTTGGCGAATGGGGTGGATCCACGAACTAAACTTCATGAGGCAGAGAATGCTGATGACATCAAGTTTATGGGTTCTACTACTAAGAAACGTATGAAGGACATTTCTACACAACTAGAAGGTAGAGAACTTGATGAGGCTCAACAGGCAGTTGCTGATGTTTATTCTGGGAAAAAGGATAATGTATCATTAACCGTGGAGCGTGAAGATGGAAGCAATAAAATCATCATGCGCCAAGGAAATGATAATCATGCAGGAACAAAGCATAGCGTATTCCGTCATTATGGTGTAAAAGCTAATTCTTTAAATGTTGATGATTTGTTGCTGATTCCTACAGTATTAAAAGAAGGTGAACGCAAAGTAAGCGATAATGGCAGAGTTGCCTATGTTTATGTAGATCCAACTTCACAAGTAAAATACACTGTAGTAACAGAACCAAAGAATAACAAGGAATTTTTTAATGATTTCTATTCAAATAAAAAAGCAAATCCATCAGAGACGTCTAGGGTAGTTGAAAACTCCACAAACACTCCCGAAGGAGCACATAACAATGATGGAAATGCTTTTATGCGTGCAAAGGTAGATAATAATTCTGAAACTGCCAAGGAAAATGGTGGAAATTTATCTGTGGAGGATAAAATTAAGGCTGTATCTCAGCAATTTGGTGTAGATGAGGCAGATGTGGCGATGTATGCCAATGCTATTAAGAAGGGTTCTACTGCTGAGGCTGCACGTGCCAGAGCAAACATCAAACGCCATTTGTTGCAGGCAAATGAAGATAAGATTTCCTCTTTCAAGGAACTTCTTAAGTACACCGTGCCTGTAAATGAAGCCTTGAAGGAGAACTTTGGTGACGTTGATGCCATGATAGAGGAACGCAAGCAGCAGATGGAGGCGCAGCGTAACGCCATGGAAGCTGCTAGAAAGAGAGCAGAGGAAGAGGAAGCCAAGCGACAAAAGCACTTGGAGGAACTTTCTCTGATTCCTGATGATCAACTTGACAAGCAGTATATGGATGCTCTTGCTAAGGGTGATGATGCTACTGCCAGGGAAATGCTTGATGAGGCTGCCAGACGCAAGGGCTATGATGATACAGAAAGCTCATATCAGGGTGTAGGTGCATGGAAAGCACCGGGAAACCCTGGATATGAAAGCGACAAGGCGAGACGTGATGATTGGGAATCTAGCGGTTCGGATGTGAACCTGGAGGATATGGCTTTGGGCTATACTCCTCAGCCGGATGATTACTTCTCTCACCCTGAGCGTTATTCTCAGAACACTCCTCATGGATTGGAATCTGTGAAAGCCATCAATGCGGCTATTGATGCCATTAAGAATGGTGAGAAGGATGTTAAGGTAAAGGTTTATCGTGCTGTTCCTACTTCGGTGAAGGAAAGTAAGTTGCGTAATGGTGACTGGGTTACTCCTTCTAAGAAATATGCCGAAATGCACGGAACAAACCGTCTGGAAGGCAAATATCGTATCATCGAGGATGAAGTGCCTGCTACTCAACTGTGGTGGGATGGTAATGACGCAAACGAGTTTGGCTTTGATGATGGCAAGGAGTATAAATACAAGAATGCCAAGAACAACAGAAAGTTGAACGACCTTGTTACCTATGATGATAAGGGTGATGTTATTCCTCCTTCTAAGCGTTTCAATTCTCGCAAGAGCGATGTCCGATTTCATCGAGTGACTGAGGTGAAATCTCCTATCGTGGAGCAGAAGTTGCAGAAGCATCCTGATTCGCTGATGAAGGCTGGCACTTACTTTAGTGGTGGTGGACTGGTAGAGGAAGGTTTGAAGGGTATCATCGACCCTGTAGTGGCTGTGGAATATGACCGGAAGATAAGCGGTGTATATCGCAACAACTTCGGGCAGCATATTGTTACGGCTGACGTGAGAGACGTGGATCCGAAGGAACTGGTGAAACATATTGATGGCGAGGTGGAGTATTTCCATGCTTCGCCTGTATGCAAGAACTATTCGCAGGCCAAAAGTAATAGTGGAGAGGTGGAACTTGACAAGGAGACTGCCAAGAGTACTGCCGACTTCATTGATGCCGTTAAACCGCGAGTGGTGACTATCGAGAACGTGAAGGGTTACAAGGACTCTGAGGCGATGAAGATTATCACCAATGAACTTGACAAAAATGGCTATACATGGGATTCTGATGTGTATAATGCCGCAGACTATGGTGGCTATACCAGCAGGGAGCGACTGATTGTTAGAGCCGTGAAGGACGGAGAACTACCTGAAAAGCCAAAGAAGCAACCACGTAAGGGTGGATGGCTAGAGGCTGTGGAGGATATTCTTCCTACTCTGACGGTGAAGGAAAGCGGTGTGGCTCCATGGATGGATGCCAGATTGAAGGCTGACGGAATTGACTGGCAGAAGGTGGAGAAGCCTCTTTACGTAATGGGCAGTGCTTATGCCGATGGCAAGATTCCTCATGCCTATGGGGATGAGATTCTGCCTACGCTGAGAACCAAGAGTGGTGATGTGATCATCATGCCGGGTGGAAAGGTATTGCGTGCTGATGGCAGGGTCTTGGCTAGGATTACCGGACTGGGCGATGACTATAAATTGCCTAAAACGGAATCTTTGGCACATACCATAATTGGCAATGGTATTCCGGTGCAGTTGACTCAGGGCGTGATTGCTCCTCTGCTGAATAAGGATGACTTGTCGGGCAGAAATGTATTGGCACGACTTGGCAGCTCTATCTTCAAGAACAACTGGGATGCAGACAAGCAGAAACAAGTGAGCGACCGGGTAGTGAACACTGCCAACAAACTGGGTGGTGCTGAGGCTACAGTTTACACTTCTGTGGATGAGGTTCCAGATGCTTATCTGAGTGATGTGAAAAATGGTGCTACAGGATGGTATGACCCTACTACGCACACGGTACATGTTTATCTGCCTAATTGTGCTGATGCCAACGAAGCAGAGAGAACGGTGCTGCATGAGAAGATAGGCCATGAGGGTATGGAAGTACTTCTTGGTGGCGAAGATGGCGTGAGAAAGTTCGCCAACTTCGTTTATCGTTCCGTAGGTAAGGATGTTCGAGGCAAGATTATTGACTTTGCCAATAAATATGATCCGGACTGGAAGAACTCTGACCGCATGAATGTGGGAACGCAGGAGTATATCGCTCATCTTGCCGAGGAGGGTCCTAAGACTGCTGAGGACTTTTCTCTTTGGACCAAGATTAAGCATTATCTTATCAAGGTGCTTAAGAAACTGGGTGTTCGTGTGCCGGGACTTCTCAATGACAAGGATTTGAGATACTACCTGATGAAGGCTGGCAAGGCTCTGCATGTTTGGGACAATATGCCTAAGGAGAAGCAGGAAGCCATGATGAAGCAGGCTAGCAATGCTGAAATCAAGGATGCGCTATCTGATGGTGCTGGTAAGGGCAAGCCGAGACAGAAGAAGGGCGAAAGCACTATTCAGTACATGAAACGTGTACAGGAGTGGCGTAAATGGCAGAATGCACGCGAAGATAAAGAGAACCCAGAGCCTCCAATGTTCTACGACATTGATAAGGATGAAGCAGGCAAAAAGGAATGGGCACAGCTCAATAAAGACTGGCGTGAACGCCACCACCTTGTTGGCGAGGAACCTACTGGTATGCCTATCCAAATGGAAAATGAAGAGGATGATGCCTACATGAATCGTATTCATGAATATGAGAAATGGCAGGCAGCCATGAAGGACCAAGAAGACCCTTTGCCTGATATGTTTGCCTTCGAAAAGAAGAAGCAGGAGGAGGTGAAACGCAAGTATGAGGACTGGCTGGCCAAACATGATTTGCTGGAGCAGCAACAAGCCGATCTGGACTTGTATGAGGGTAAGATTTACCCAGCAGAGACCAATCCGAAGGCTGATGCACTGGAGCAGCAGGTAATGCAGGACTTAGCAGAGGTGACCAGTACGGACGTGAGCAAGGAGGGTGCTGCGATGACCGTGAAGCATGCCGTTATACATCGTAGAAAGAACATGGAAGAGGCTAGTGCTGATGATGCTATCTATATCAATGATGTGAAGAACAGAATCGAGAAGATGGCTGATAGCGGTGTTTTTGACAAGTTGCTATCTGATTACAAGGGAAAGAAAAACAGGGCAGAAAAACTGGCTGAGACTATACCTTATATAATAGAGGCTCCTAGACGTTTGCGTGACATGGCGCACAATCTGAATGCCACTGGTGTCTTTGATAAGGGACATATCCATATCCAGCCTGCTGATGTTGAGGATATCCAGCCATACGTGACAGACTTGATTACCGAGACAGCAAAGAAGCATACAGAGATTAAAAAAGGCAAGGAGATAGAGGTATACGATGATCCTAAGGCTGTGAGCGAGGTGGCAAGCAAAATGGCTCAGGCAATTAATGCCAATCACCAGGGCGAGGAAGGTTTTGTACCTATTGATGGTTCAGATATTCTGAGCGAGCATGTATTGCCACTGGTGAAGCTGCAGATTGTGCCTAAGGGTATCGATTACAAGAATCTCTCGCCTGAAATGAAGGCTGCTCTTGATTCTATCAGAGACTGGTATAACTATACCTACGACTGGTTGAGGGATAATCACACCTTAAGAGAGGACACCGGATATAATGCCGACTATGTAAACCATATCTGGGATAAAGAGAAGAGCGACAAGCAGGCTTATGCCCTGTATGTGGAGAACAGACAGCGCACCAAGAGTCCGAACGAGAAGAAGCGAACCATCAGTACATTGATGGAGGGTATCAGCGTGGGACTTGTGCCAAAAACTACCGACATCACGAAGATGATGGCTTACTACAGCCGAAGTAATATCGAGGCTTGGGTAAACAAGACGATGCTGCAGGAGTTGAGCGGTCTGAACGTGATAGAGCGGAATGAGGACGGAGAGGTGGTTTCTACTGATCCGCTGCTTTCTTCTTCGGCTCCTTTTAACCTGGAGCAGTATAAGTACTTTGAGATTCCGGGCGTGGGACCTGTGTGGGTGTATAATGTATCTCCAAAGCAAGTGAAGGTTAAAAATCCTATCACTGACAACGAAAAGGTGATCTATAGTGAGGCTAGTGCCGGTGACAGATTTGGAGTTGTGTTTGATACCTATCAGTCATCCCCATTCTGGAAAACGTTTGATACGCTTGCTTCTAGTGCCAAGAAACTGGAATTGGGCTTTAGTGGTTTCCATGCTGGCGCATTGACGGAGGTTTATATGGTACAGAATATGGTGGAGTTTGGTCCTAAGAAGGCTATGGCCAACTTTATGAAGTATATCTTTGCAGATACAGCCAAGAACCATGAACTACCTTGCTTTGCCAATCCTGAGGATTTTCAAGAGGCTGCTTCCCATCTGGTGAAGTTCGGAGCAACCAACGACTATGCTGCAGCGGATGTGCAGAACATGTTCGACAATATGCGCGATGCGATGATGAAGGTGCAGGAGAAGTTGAAGGACGGAAATAAAATTTCCGGAACGGTGGCTAAGGCTTCTATGCCATTGAAGGTGGCAACGCAGATGCTTTCTCTCATCAATAAGGGTATGGATGTAGCTTTGTGGGATTACCTTCATGACGGACTGAAACTTGCTACCTATCGTATGAGGGCAGACAAGACCAAAGAGCGTGCCAAGAAGAAGGGTTGGACTGAGGAGGAACTGAGCCGGGCTTTGGACGAGGACGGACAGTTTGTGAACGATATGTTTGGCGGTCAGCACTGGGATGTGTTGGGAGCCAGCCATCGAACTTTGCGTTATGCCGGACGAGTTCTTCTTTCGCCAGACTGGAATGCTTCTACCACACGTCACTTCCTGGCATTAACCGGATATGGTTCTATATGGAATGAGGCCACCTTTGAAAACTTCAAACAGTATTACAAGAGGCTCAAACATAAGGAACTTATACCGGAGGATGAAGGCAGAAGAAGTAGACAGATTTCGGCTTTGCTCTGTTATGGTATCGGATTCATGGTATTTTATGAGGGTATTGCCAATGGCATCAATGCTGCCTTCCGTGCCATGGACGAGGAGAAGGAGCGCAAAAAGGCTGAGAAGATCAGGAAGACCAACCCAAGCTATAAGAGCATGTATGAACTGGCTTATGGTGACGAGGGCATGAAATGGTATGACTATCTGATGAGAGGCAACAGTCTTGGTCAGCAGAGCAAGATTTTCTTAGGCAGATATGAAGATGGTACAGAAATGTATGTGAGACATGGCAAGCAGTTCCGTGAGGTTCCGGAATACCTTTTCAATCATAAGGGAGAACTAGAGTTCCCTGGACCTATGGTACAGCGAATGATAGGTAAGGCTAACCCTATGGTGAGAATGACCTTGGATGATATAAACTATCTGAGCGATTTCCAAGCCAGCCATGCGGATCAAGAGATTCAGCGCAAGTATGGCAAGACCATCGGATTGCTTTATAAGGATGCTTTGTACTGGGCACCTTTCCTGATTCCTAGTCAGGAGAACAAGGAGTTCAAGGCTGTGGATTTCTTCTTCCCTTCCAGCAAGGGTTTCTCTTCATGGAAGGCTCAGAGTTACTTCAAGGACTTTATCCTTAGCGGTGACATGGAAGGTGTGGTGATGACCTATCAGAGCTGCCAGCGCAATGGTATTGATCCTGAGGCTCAGATTAAGGCTGCCATCGGTTCGGTGAAGGCACTGGAGAGTGCAGAAATGAGCGATGGAGTGACTTCCTTACAGGAGGCTAGTAAACGCTTTGATGCAGCCAAGAGTATCACGGAAAAGAAGAAAATGCGCCAGAAGATGAAGAAATTCCTCTCGCAGAGTGATTACAAGGCTTTCACCCAGAAGGAGGCTCTGGACATGGTGCAGGGTTATCTGAACGGTGATGAAGACTTGAAGGAAATGGAGAAGGCTGAAAGCAAGTACCTGTTGAAGGCTAAGGCAGAGGACGTGACGGAGGACTGGAGAATACAGAACGTCTGGAACGGAACCATGGAGACTTATCAGGAGTATCAGCGTTTGAAGGATGTTGATAAGGTGAAGGCAAATGCCTTTAAGAACAGTAAGACCAACAAGCGACTGTTTGCGGCCAGAAAGGCTATCTCTGCTGCCAAGAGGAAGATGAATAAGGCTAAGAAGCAAATGGATGGTACAAACGATGCAGCCAAACTGGTAGAGATTCGGAATACCAGAAAGGAGCTGCTTAAAACGTTGAACGGAATGGAGTAGCCTTCGGGCTACTTCATTCTAGGAAATGTTCAATATTTCCACACATAGAAAAAGGGACTTGCTTCACAGCGAGTCCCTTTTTGATAGTTATAAAAAATCTAAATCCAAATAAATTTATAATAGTTATGATTAATGAATCATTTGTGTGTTTAAAGTTGAAGATGTTGGAGCGATGTTATCCGAGAGAAGGACCAGATGCATTCTCTGGTTCCTTTTTCTTTGGTGTTGCCCAGCGTATGTAATCAGCCATGCTGTCATCCATGCGCTGTTGTTCACTCTTTGGATTCTCCTTCTTTTTCTCGCCCCAGAGACGTTGGGCAATATCATCCAAGCACCATTGCCAATCGTCTCGAAGAGTGATGACCTTGGAACTTGGCATGATGGTTACATCTGCCTTTGGTGGATCAACATGCTTGGTGTTGCCATCCTTATCGGTCTCCTCTTTGGTACTGAGAGAGGCGAAAGGCACGTTATTGTCGTTAAGGAACTTCTCCACATCCTCCTTCTTATTGTCGCAGAGAAGAATGCAGACGGAAACCTTATTTTTCTTCAAGGTGGTGAGGGCTTCTTTCGCCTTGCCTACCATGGAGAGGTTGCCTTTATCATCTGTAGTAATGACGCAGGCTTCATGTACATTGATTGATTTACCCATGATTTAAAACGTTTTAAATGAAATGCGGAACAAAAATAAAGAGAAAATATGAAAAAGTAATGTTAAGTTGCGCAACTTATCACTAATAAGCGAGAAAAATGCGGTATTTTTGGCGAAAAATTAAGAATTATGGTTGACAATCATGTAATAAATGACATATCGAACTATGCAGAGCCGGGACCAGACTCACTTGAAGGAGTGAGCCGGGAGCGGTTTACGCAGAGCGAAAGCAATCTTAAGTTGCTGCAATGGGCTTGCCAATACTTCTATGATGGTGCAGAACTGAGAAAGAAGTGGAAGCGAGCGCAAGACTTCGTGATGGGAAGACAGTTGGAAGAGCTGATAGAATGGAACGGAAGAAAGATTACCATCCGGCAGTATATGGAACTGAAAGGTATGCCAATACTGGAATACGATGTAATCGGAGACAAACTTCTTTCACTCGTTGGTCTTGTGCGCCAGCAGCGCAGTACTGCTACATGTAGTGCCGTGGATCCAAACGAGGAAGACTATATCAGTTTCTTCAATGAATATCTTCGTCAGAACGACAACTTGAACGACAGGCAAGAGTTAGATGCGAGAATGTTCTATGCCTTCTGTGTCTTCGCCTTTGTGGGCATGAAAACCTATTATGGCAGAAGGGATGGCAAGAATGGCATCTTTGACTATTCTGTAGACATCTTTAAGTTAGCTTTACCACCTTTTTTTAAGTATGACCTGAGCGATGTGGAATTTATTGCTGAGGCTCATGATTTGACTTGGCGAGAGATTATTGCTACCTTTACAAATGGAAGCAAGGAAGAGGCTAATAAACTCAGTGAGATCTATCTACAGACGCAGCACCATTTTGCGCCCGAACAGACTTATCACCCGACTGGTGAAGCCCAGTATGCCGGAATAGATGATTTCACCCATTCTTCAGTAGTAGGCAAGTACAGGGTATTGGAAATCTGGACAAAAGAAACCAGACCTGCCATTTGGGTACATGACTGGGAGAGTGGAGATTGCGGCTATGCTTCTCCTGACCAGCGAGCCTTTTATGAGGAAAAGAAGCGCAAAATAGAGGAATCCAACATCATGAAAGATGAAAATGGTCTACCTGTGCTCGATGAGAATGGTGAGCCTATCTATTATGTAGACCCTTCAGAACTTAAGACCATCGAAATTAAGGATGAGGCTGAAACCTACTGGTTCAGAAGATATATCACACCGAATGGCTATCTGCTGGATGCCAGGGAATCACCATATTATGTGCTCAGGGACGGATTCAGAACCTCTATCCATCCATACACCTTCGTTGCCTATCCATGCTTGAATGGCGAAGTAAGAAGTTTTACGATGCGAGCCGAAAACAACCAGCGCACCTTGAACCATTATATGATGATGATTAACTTTATCGTGGCCAATGGTGCCAAGGGTACGATGCTTGTGGACGAGAACGCATTGAGCGAGAAACAGAGCATCGATGAAATGCAGGTGAACTATACCAAAACGGATAGTATTATCTTGTGGAACTCGAAGAACGGAGGCAAGCCACCGCAGACTTTGGTCAACAAGAGTATTCCGGCAGGTGTTGACTTCATGGTGAACTTTGCCAAGACGATGGCAAGCGAGGGAAGTGGTGTGCAGGGTGCTCTACAAGGTCAGCATCGGAATACCAGCGGTAAGCAATACCAGTTGGAAAGAGAATCATCATCTACCACCATACAGGACTTTGTTGAGAGTTTCAACAACTTTAAGGTACGTGTGGCCAAGAAGAAACTTTACCTGATACAGGAATTTTGCACCGATGCGGACAGCGTAAAACTGACTGGTGATGAATTTGAAATTCACTTCAATTCAGAGACCATGAGAGATATGGATCTAGATGTTTCTATCGACTTGGACGCATACAGTCCACTTATCAGAGCTGCCAACAACGATATGGCTTGGCAGATGATGGTGAGCGGCAAGATGGATCCTTATACCATGCTTACGGTTGCTAATTTCCCTGGTACAGGAAGAATGAGAAAATACTTCAAGGAACAACTGGAAAAGCTAGAAGCTCTTCAGGCACAGCAAGCAGCCAATGGACAGATGCCTACAGATGGAGGGCAACAACAGGCAACAGCACCTGACACGCATCTAAAGGCCAGTGATGGAGCAAATGATTTGGCAGCTCTTCCTTCGGCAGCTATGTAGAAAAGAAGTTCTTAGTTAATTCATAATATTGAACGAAATGTTGTTCAGTTCTTAGATTAGATTATTTTATAGGGTTTTTAGTTTTTAAGGTTATTTGATTGTGAAGAGGAAGCCGTGATGGTCTCCTCTTCTTTTTGTTTATTCAATACCATGTTTCTTCTTGTATATGCGTAACTTAAACATCAGGGTAGAAACTCGGTACATGTAATACTCTTGCCATTGTTTCAACTTCTTGGCTCTAACCTTGTTGTCGGCATCGCAGCCGTTGGCTCCCCACTTGGAAGGAGTGTAGTAGTAGGAGGCATCCTTGATGTCTTCTACGTTTTTGAAATAGCGAGTGGCTTTCCACTTGCCCATCTGGACTAATCTTCGATATGCGAGCATGCACTTGCGGTTAGGATCGTAGGTCATAATCGCCCAATCTTTATGCGACTGGTCGTAGAGCATGTAGAAACGAGGCGCACCACATTCTTTATACTTGGCAATGGTTGCCTTGACTCCTTTTTGCCACATGCGTGTAGCACGGAAGAGTTCGATACGAGTGACGATAGGCTGGTAGACAACTATGAGCATCTTACGCAGCAGATTAGAATAACTTTGTTTCATTTTTCTTATTACTTTTAATTATTAACTTATATGGACAGGCGATAGAATCGCCTGGAACGGTGACTATACAGGGGACGGATTATAATGCTGGCTAGATAGAGGCTAGCTGCCACCACCTATGCCTGACAACTCAGCTACTACTGGTGGGCGGTTGCGGAGACGTTCACGCTCTATCTCTGACTTTGAACGGAATGGAACGATTTCCGGTGCTGGCATATCCTTTTCCACGTAGAGGGCAATAGCGCGCGCCATGACACGGTCATCATGCTTACCGGCTACGGCTCCATAACAGTCGTTCTGCTTGTAATAGAGGAAGTAGGTACATTCATCTATTGCCGCAAGTTCTCGCTCCATATAGCCGCCATCACGGATGATGCGAGCCATGGTCTTCACTACTGCCACCTTAGTTGCCTTGTTGGTATTGAATCCCCACTTCATTTCGATATTCTTCACCTTCTTCAGTTTGGACTGTGATGCGCTATAGAGGTTATCGTATAGAGGCAGAAGGATAGGGAAGAACAGCTCTGACTGGTTGCCCTCAGTATTGTTCATTCTCGAATAGGCCGTATTGTTCTCGATGACCAGATAAGCATCATTATAGAAATGGGCTATCTGGGCGCAGCGCATAGCTAGCTGATCGGCATCGCAGTGGCCATGCCACTCAGCTACGATTTCTGGTACGCCACCATAGATTTCATCATAGCGGTCGAGCACCACGATGTCGGAGGGGTCGGAGGTTTTATGAGAGCCACCAATATCACAGGACACAACATAGCGATGCTTGACAATCTCGGAGTTGTCGGGTCCAGCCCAAACTTTTAGAGGTCCACCAGCACGCTCTACGAAACGGATGTTGTTCATGCAAGCAGGGTCGGCAGCATCGTAGGAATCGCCCTCGATGTCGCCCACCATAATAGGCTCGATACCCTTGCAATCCTCTTCCATTTCCTTCAACTTGTATGGGTCGAAGACAGTTGTACCTGAGAATAGGAAGGCTTCTACATCATCAGATGGGAACTCCTGACGCATATCGTCAAGAGTCTCATACTCCTTGGACTTCTCGATATACCAATGGATGCCCTCGAAGGATGCGCCTTTACATTCGTAGAGCCACCAATAGTACTTACCATGACCTTGCTCGTCATTACGATTTTTCCACAACCAGATGGCGAAATCGGCACGTTCATCCTCAGAAGCAAATGGTAATATATATTTTTCAATTTCGAACCATGCCACGAATACAGGAGTAAATGCTGACAGAGGTTTACCATCCTTGTCTACTGAGTTTGCAGCTACCCAGGCATCGTGGAACTCGTTTTCTCGTCCGTTTGGCGTTGACTCTCTTACGATAAAGGTTAGAGGGTCCGGTTGGATAGATGATGATGCAGCCTTGATCACCTTAGCCGGAGTCCACTCTGTGGTGTTAGGGAAGAAGGCTTCCTCAGTAATATGAGCAAGGGCAGCATCACCAGAACGACAAGATTCTGGGTTACGAGCAGAACCCGTCTGTATCTTGCAATCGCGTGGAATGAGATACTTGATATTCTGTATGGTTCCTGATGTCTTGATTTTGCGAGGGTCGTTCTTGAATGGTACACCAATATCGTAGAAGAGCCATGTAGGAATGGCATTAATTAGCTTCTCGTACATATCGAATACCTGTGTGGCAGATGAAGACTGGTGGCCAACGATATTACTATTCCAGTTTGTCTTCCAGAAGATCTGCAGCCATGCCATGTAGATGTCGGTAAGGGTAGAACCACCCCATTGGCGGCACTTCAAGAGAATGACACGGATATAGTGGTACTGACTGTGAAGGCGCAACTGTTCGAAGACCTTGGCTAGTTTAATCTGGGCATTGCGAAGAAGAAAAGGTATATCTTCACCACCATCCTTATTCTTGATTCGGGCGTAGGCGTAGGCGAAGAAATAGAAATCGTGCTTACAGCGCAGGCGTATGAGATAGCGGAAGACAGCATCGCGAGCCTTCTCTTGATCGAAGTCTGGCATGTACTTATCGCAAAAGGCCTCTATAGAACCACATTTGATGATGGCGCAGAACTTCTTTTCCTTCAACATTTCCACCGGGAGCCAGAGTTTCTTTCCCTTTAAGAAATCCGTGATGACACATTCAAAGCGGAGACCAGGGGCATTCTCTCCTGTAATGGGACGATAAGTAGCGAGGAGACTTTGGAGTCTTCTCTTATCTTCTTCAAGAATCTCTTTGAGTTTCTTATCAGAAATCTGCTGCTGAGGTCGAACCTTTAAGGAGGATTTTGCTACTGGCATTCGTTATATATAATAATGTTAAGTGTTGAATGTTAAATGTTAAGTGTGTTGGCATGTCTGATAAATCTCTCTGCCTTGGCATAAATGAAACCTAAACAGAATAGAACTATGTGGAAGATACCAGCTATGTAAGGTAGAAGGAAACCTATAGCCATACCGAGCATCATCTGCCAGAAGTAGATGCGGTGATACCGATAATACCATTGCGCTGAGAATCCCATGAAGAAAGAAATCAATACGGATGCACCCAATACAGGTAATGCCGGATAGTATATGAACGAAAGCAATACGGAGCAGAGCCATGCTGCCAGTAAGCGATGGAAACGGAACTGATGATGAACCATCAATATGCACCAGCCGTTGATACCCCAGTGTATAAAGTTGGCATGACCGAACATATAGGCGAAATGGGTGTATAATGGTGATGATGGAGACACAGCCAGCGAGGCATGAAGCGGAATGATGAAAGCCATCAGGAGGATGATGAGAAGTGTAATATATAATGTACGCATAATGGAAGTGATTTATCGAGTTATGAATGATGTTTTCTTATTGCGGAAATAATTGTTTATTTTCATCTGTATGTAGCGTGGAGCCATACCCAAATTGGGCGCAGGAAGATTCAGGCATACATACACAAGATTTTTGGTATTGTATTCCTTGTATTGATCCATCTGCCGGAGACGCAAGAAATCCTGATAGAAATCTTCAAAGAGTTTTTCTTTCATGGCTTGGTATTTGCCGAATTTAGGCTTTTCTCCTTTGATGCGTTTACATACATACCGATAGGCTGTGCTATCGGCAAGATAATAGCAAGAGGCAGGCATCTTGGCGATGTAATCGCATATCTTAGCCATGGTGGTAGGATATTCTACCATCCTCTTGGCCTTACGAAAGAGCAGATACATTTCTTGATCTCTTTTAAGGTAAATTTCGGATATGGAATTTAGATGTTTCATACCAACAAAATTAATTCATCAAGATGCAGAACTTATCACAAAGTAATGCGAAATTTTCCTTAATTTAGCACACAAATATTAAAAATGAATATTTATGGCAAAAGAAACTATTGATAATCAGAAAGTTAAGTCAAAGCGAGATTCTTTCAGAGAGCGTCTTGCTCAGCGTTATCCGGACTTGAATATGGACGATGATGAGGCTGTTTATGGTCAACTTTCGACCGATTACGACCAGTATGACCAGAATAAGCAAAAAATGGATGACTTCAACAAAATGTTGCAGGACAACCCTCATGCTCCAAGTCTGGTGACAGGTCTTATTACAAAGAAAAATGCCGATGGCAGCGACTTCAATTTTATCGATTTCATGATTGATGAGTTGGGTCAGGACTATGTTGATGCCATCAATGGTGACGAGAAAGCTAAGGCTCGTTTGAAGGCTAGTGAAAAAGAGAAACTTGAAGCCAGCGAGAAATTAGCAAAGAACAATGAGCAACTTGCTGCCAATATGGAGCAGGAAGATGCCGAACTTGACGCTGCTATTAAAGAAGCGAAATTGAAGCCTGAGGCGATTACCGATTTGATAGAATGGCTTTACAAGCGTAGCGATGATGGCGAGGATCACGATGATGATGGTTTTATATGGCGTGCAGCTCGGTATGGCTTGAAGAAGGAAGACTTCTTGCGCCTCTTTCAAATCAAGGACTTCGACAAGGCTGTGGCCGATGCAGAAGAGCGAGGCTACAAGCGTGGTAAGAACGAGAAGATTGACCAGCAGAAACAACTGCATGATGGCAAGCAGGGCGGCAAGAAGAACATCAACATCGATGGAGGCGGTGGTGCACCATCACTTCCAAAGGAAAAGAGCCGTACAGAACAGGTGTACAGCAAGATGATTGGAATGTAGAATAAGAAATTTATAATTAATAATTTTAAATGTATAGATTATGAAACAGTTTAAGAAATGGTTTGGTTTCATGATGGCGGTGCTCGTCATGATCCTTAGTGGTGGAAGTTCTTATGCAATGGCAGAAAATCCTCCTGCTATTCCATCTGGTGAAGGTGGTGGTGGCGCGACAGGTCCTACAGATGGTCCTGGTGTTGGTGGTACTGGTCCTAAATGGGCGGCTGCTAGTCAGGAACAGCAGGAAAAAATGGGAAATTGGGACTACTATGTAGCACATGTTAACCCAACCGTGGTAGAAATGAAATTGGAGAGTTGCCCTATCGATCAGATTCTTCGAGCTTCGAAACGAATGACTCCTGTTGACAGCAACCGCATCGAATATTATTCCATCGGTCAGCGACCAATCAAAACCAAACTAACTGAGAAACTTGCTAAAACTACAAGTGGTGGCTCAGTGACATTTAAGGTAGAAAATCCTACTGTGTTTGGTATTGGTGATATTATCATGGTTAACGGCATGCTGGGTTATGATGATAATGGTACCGACAGAAGCAAGATGATTCCTCTGCAGTTGCGAGTTACGTCTGTTGACAACGATGGTAATCCAACCTGTTATGCACTGAATGGCAAAAAGAATTCATCACGTGGTAACAGAGACATTCCTGAGGATATTGCCATTGGAACAGTAGTAATGCGACTTGGTAGAGCCGCTGGAGAAAAGGAGGTTGAAACAGGTAGTTACTATTCTATGCCTGACAAGAGCTTCCAGTATTGCCAGCGATTCATTATGCAGGTAGAGGAATCTCTTATTGACCGTATGATGAAGACCCAGGTTCAGTGGGACTTCACCAGACAGGAGAAAATGGCGATGGACGATATGCGTCAGGGCCAGGAGTTGAGTGGTCTCTTTGGCTATCGTTCTCAGTCGAATGGTGGAAAGGATGTTGGTATGGTATACACTATGGGCGGCATCTTCTGGGAAGCTGGAAAGGATTTGCAGATAGGTCACTGGGAGCCAAAGATGCAAAGGAACGATAAAGGCGATCTTGTTCCTGTAACAACGAAGGTAAAGGTTACAAACTCTGATGGTGCAACTGAGGTTGTGAAGCAGGTATACGAGTATGTAATCAGCGAGAAAGAGTTGACTCAGTTTATTGCTGCTATGTTGAAGGGTGCAGGTAACTCTAGCCGTACCAAACTCCTCTTTGTTGACAACTTGATTTATCAGGCATTTGCTAACCTTCGCTCTAACAAGCGTATCATTACACAGACAGAAAAGGACTATCAGGGTTGGAAACTTGATTTCGAGAAGTTCGAAAGTATGGGTACTAAGATTCTGATTTATCGTCACGATGCTTTTAACTCCTGGGGTATGGATGGTAGAGCTTTCTGCCTGGATGCTCGTTATCTGGATAAGTATGTATTCGGCACATGGACCAGAAATGAGTTTAACGCTAAGGATCTCTTGATTCGTAACACAGCAGGTGTTGTGATGGAGGAGTATAGCTGCTGGGTACTGACCTTCCCGGATGCTCATGCGCGTGTTGCCCGACCAGTCTTCACTGGTGATGGCGTGACCGATGAGGAGATTCAGGAGGCAGCGTAATCATCGTATAGGAAACTGATAGTTTTCTACATATATCAATCTAGGGGATAGTTGAGGCTAATGCAGTCTCACTATCCCTTCTCACCATAAACACAAATAGATATGTATAGATTTGTAGCTAAGAGCATGCTCATTTTTGTGGTGACGCTTCCGAGCGGACTGATCAAGAACATTGAGTTTGAGCGGTGTGGCAACGATGCCTATTCGTACATTACGGATAACAAGCAGGTGGCAGAATGCATCAGGAGACATCCTCTTACGAAGGCAGGCCGTATCATTGATGAGAGCCAGCCGGAAGAGGTGCAGATTCAGCAACAAAAAGAAGAGCAGGTGAAGGACGAGAATGCCCTTCATTTCGAGAACATCACCAAGGCCAAGAATTATCTCCAGAAGACGTATAAGGTAGATGTAAGGAAACTGAAATCACCTGAGAGTGTGAAGGAGAAGGCTAGAGAGCTGGGTGTGGTGATTGAGTTTTAGTTTGTAGTTTATAATTTTTAGTTAATAGGTTTCTTGCTTATGGAAGTTCTTATGAGTGACCTTGTGAAGGAAATGCGCGTGGCTATGGACGAAGTGATCCATGATGAGGTGAATGACCTCATTACGGATGATTCGGACACGGAAATGAAGCAAGCCATTGAAACTGCTGCCCAGCAGATTCTGCTGCAAGCACCAGCGCAAATGATTCTACCCAAAAGAGTGGAAGTTTCGCTGAACGAAAGCGGCAAGCAGGATTATGATGCCATCCAAACCCAGTTTACAGATGGGCATGGTTGTCTGACTATTCCAGAAGATTGGCTGAGACTGGTAGAACTGAAACTGAAAAGTTGGCAAAGCACGCTGACTATGCTGATGGAACCGGGCAGCAAGGAGGCTCAGATGCAAGCCTCCCGGTGGACCAGGGGAACGCCACAGAAACCAAAGGGCATGATTACCACATCGCCAACTACAGGAAAGCGAGTGCTGATGTACTGGACTGCCGGAAGGTATGATGCCAACCATGCACCTGTTGGAGCTGTATATGATCATGAGGTTGAACTGTTCACGTATATCCCTTATCAAAAGTTAGAGAATGTGTATTCTACTGATACTGGGCATGAAAACGAAGTGACCGACCAGAAGGTCATCCTTTCCCTGACAGATGAATGCAAGAAATATCTTATCTATCGTGCCGTTTCAATCTTCCTTGTAAGTAAGAAGGAAAGCGAACTGGCAGAAAAGTATAACCAATTATCTCAAATATAATATTTTATGGCTAACGATATAGATAAAACAAGTCCTCACTACAAGGGTGATTTTGGCAGCATCTATGAGGTGAACAAGAAGTTCCCTACAGGAGGTGTTGCTGGCGACTTTGTGGTGATAGAAGGCTGGGCACATTACTGGAATGCGCCCAGAGGCACTTGGTGTGTGAATGCCGAGAGAGATAGTTATTGGGATGAGTTGATAACGAGTCTTATTGAGAAGTTTAAACTCATTAGAGGTGCTACATATATGGGCGTGGCTAGTCTTGACACTGTGCCAGCTAAGGCTATCGGTACCAAGATGTATTATTTTGCGACCGTAGCTGGTACGTATAAAAACTTTGGTGATCTCGTCGTTCCTCAGGGTATCAATGTGCTTTATTCTGAGAATGGCAATAGCTGGGTAAACTCTACTTTGCTGGAAGTGGTTCAGCAACTAGGAAAGTCTGAGGATAAGGTAATGTCTCAGAAAACAGTGAGTGATAAACTCTGCGACTTAGAAAACAGACTTGTCGTCCTCGGAGAGAATGAATACAATTCAATCAACAAGGACGAAAGCAAGATTTATTTTGTCTATGAGGAGGAATAGGGATGATTAGGGCATTTGGGCATGACATCGCTATAATACTAGCCAAGGGCAGGATTATTGCAGCAGTATATCAAGGTACGAAACTAGTTTGGCAGGCGGTTCGCTCTTGCTTCGGGAGTGGTCGTTGGATAGATTCGAAACCATGGATAGATAACGAAGGGTGGAAAAACAAATAAAATTATAAACAATGGGAAAAGTTTTTGACAATCCAATAACTCTAGACACTGACTGGGGAGGTGATGCTAGTACAGGAAACCTTCCAGTGTCGGGCAGACGAGTTCAGGAACTCATCAAGAAGACCTTCACCAAGAAGGGTGGATGCGTACAAATTAAAGATAAGAAGTTTTTGCAAATATTCGCAGATGAAGCATCCATGAAAAAATATAATTCCGACACGGAAAAGTACGAAGATTTAGTTGTATCGCAAGTTCAGCTTCCGAACACCGGAGCTACACAAGCGACAATGAAAAATACGATATTAGTCACACCTAGCGAGTATACGACCGCTGGGAGTGCCGAGATTTTCAAGTTTAAGTATTTGTCTTATTACGAGAATGAAGGTGACCTTTCTCAGGTTAGTGGTTCTTGCACTGTCTATGTTGCAGGTAAGCAGCGTGATAGAATAACCTTGCGCTCTGGTAATACATACACTATAGACGTAACTAAGTACATCGGGGAGGATGTAACCGAGATTAGATTCACTATAGACAATGCAGAGGGAAGTTCTAGAAGCTATGTTTACGAAGTGACGATGGTCAACCTTATGGTATCTTCCAGCTTCGACAGCGTTACTGCATACGAAGGTGTTATACCTTTCGTTTACACTCCTATCGGCAACATCAAGAAGACCGTACACATTATTTTGGACGGCAAGGAGATACACCAAGAAGAAACTGAGGTCAACAACCGTCAGCAGACTTTTGATATTCCAGCGCAAGCGCACGGAGCGCATAGCCTGGAAGTGTATCTGTCCGCATCCGTGCATGGTTTGGAACTGAAGAGTAATCACCTTAACTTTGCACTCGTCTGTATCGAGCAAGGAAACGAAACCCCAATCATCGCTAGCACCATGGAACATATACACATGAAGCAGTACGAGACGGTTTCCATTCCTTTTGTGGTCTACGACCCACTGAACAACCCAGCAGACATTGCTTTGAAGATTAACGATTCCATCGTGGCAACCCGAAAGGTTGACCGAACTAAGCAATCGTGGGTATACAAGTCTATGAGCCAAGGAGATGCCACTATGACGATAACTTGCAGAAGTGTAAGCAAGACATTCTCATTGACTGTAGACAAGTCTTCTATCACATCGGAGGCAGAAACTCAGAACCTTGAGTTGTTCTTGACATCACAGGGAAGGAGCAATCAGGACACAGACAGGGAAACATGGGAGAACAACGGAATTGCAGCTTCGTTCTCTGAAATGAACTACATAACCAACGGATGGATAGTCGATAAGGACGGCAACACAGCCATGCGATTGAGCGGTGGAGCAGCAATGACCATCCCTTTGAAATTATTCTCTAAGGACATCAGACAGACTGGCAAGACCATAGAGATTGAGTTTGCTGTTCGCCAAGTTATAGACTATGAAGGTGTTGTTCTCTCTTGTCAGCAGGGTGGCATTGGTTTGCGACTGACACCGAACACAATATCCCTAACCTCGGAGCAGTCAACACTGGAGACCAAGTACAAGGAGGATGAGCGAGTGCGTGTGTCCTTCGTGATTGAAAAGCGAGCCAACAACCGATTGATGCAGATTTATATCAACGGTATCAAATCGCAGTCACTGCAATACCCAGCCAATGACGGATTCGTTCAGCCATCACCAGTGGACATAACCGTAGTATCATCGACAGCCGCTATAGACATCTACAACATCAGGAGCTATTCTAACAACCTCAATGCACAGCAGCTACTGGATAACTATATTGCAGATATGGACGATATAGACAAGAAACTGGCTATTTTCAACCGTAATCAAGTCTATGATACATACGGCAATTTGAGTTATTCTAAGATGCTGGAGCAGATACCTTGCCTTATCATTACTGGCGAGTTATCGCAGTTTAAGGGAGACAAGAAAACTGTGAGCATTGAGTACGTTGACAAGAACCATCCAGAGAAGAGCTTTACTGCCGATGGTGTTGTTTTGAACGTTCAGGGTACATCTTCCCAGTACTACCCACGAAAGAACTATAAGGGGCAGTTTAAGAAGGGTTTCAATATGACGGAGAGCGGAAAGCACGAGGATGCCTTTACGCTGGACGAGAATGCCGTTTTGCCTGCCATTAACTTCTGCTGGAAGGCTGACTTCGCAGAATCAAGCGGAACACACAATACCGGTTTGGCTAACTATATCGGGTGGATGCTCAAGGAGGCGGGCATCTTGACTGAACCACAAAAGAAGAACGGTTTGATACGTACCACGGTGTACGGAGAGCCTTGCTTGATTTTCCATCGTGCTAGCGCAGGTGATACACCTCTGTTCATCGGTAAGTACAATTTCAACACCGACAAGAGCGCAGAGAACACATTCGGCTTTTCAGAGGGGGACGAATCGTGGGAGTTTCTGAACAACACCAGCGACCGCTCAAATTTCCGTTCAGCCGATTTCAGCGGTGACGGATGGAAGAACGATTTCGAGAGTCGTTATCCAGATGGAAACGAGGATATTTCCCACATGAGGGAAGTGTTCACCTGGGTGGTTTTATGCAAGGACAATATAGAGAAGTTCAAGACAGAGTTCGCTGAGCATTTTGACAAGAAGACGATAATTTTCTACTACGTCATCACTTTGGTTTTCGGAATGGTTGACCAAAGAGCGAAGAACCAGTTCTTAACATTTTATGTTGGTGGAAAGTGGCTTTTTATCTTCTATGATAATGATACGGTCTTCGGTATCAATAACGAGGGCGCAATTCAGTTTAGCTACGATATAGAAATACACGACATTATCGGTAACTTGAATGTATGGAACGGTGCAAACTCCTTGCTTTGGGAGCTTGTGGAACAGGCTTTTTCTTCCGACATCACGAAGATGTACCAAGACTTGCGTCAGAAGGGCATTCTAAGTTACGACAAGACTATAGAGTTCTGCAATACAAGACAGAGCGACAAGTGGTGCGAGAGCGTCTACAATGAGGACGGGTACTTCAAGTACGAATCGCCTTTGATTGACGGATATACGGACTATTCCACTGGAACTGCGCAGACCGTGAAGACTGGTGCGTTTCTCTATGCGCTCCAAGGTAGCCGAGATGCACACAGAAGATGGTGGCTCTACAACCGATTCAAGTACATGGATTCTAAGTTCCAGGCAGGCTCTTCGTTGTCTGACTACATTACTTTCCGAACATACACACCGAGTGTATGGGCAGGTGTCGAGCCAAAGGCAGACATCACCATCGGTGCGTTCTCGGCAATGTATGGAACTATTCGCTGGGGTAGCGTGACCAAGAGTGAGAGAATGCGAGAGGGAGAAGTGAAGACTATCACTGCACCTGCTGGCATCAAGTTCAACGACACCGAGACCATTATCTACAATGCTTCTATGATTAAGACTATTGGCGACTTGTCGGCTCTATACGTTGGCACGGTTGATGTATCGAAGGCAACGAATATCACGGAGTTAATTATCGGTTCTTCCAAGGCAGGCTATCAAAACCGAAACTTCAGCGTTCTCTCGCTGGGCAACAATGCGAAGTTGCGCAAGCTGGACATTCAGAACTGTCCCAACTATACCACAAGCATTGACGTGAGCGGTTGCGAGAACATAGAGGAAGTGTATGCGAAGGGAACGAAGGCTACAGCCGTGAATCTTGCTGAGGGTGGTGTGCTTAGAATTTTGGAACTCCCAGCCACCATTACCAATTTGACTTTAAAGAACCAGCCGAAGCTTGGTACTGGTCTATCAGTAGATTCGTGGGCGAACGTAACCACACTTGTTATAGAGAATTGCCCGAATATCGAGCCACTAGACATTGCTGAGAAAATCCTTTCCTCGGACAATGCACTCGTATACGTAAGATTCACCAACATCAATGCGCTGAAAGCGAATTTCGCGATACTCAACAAGCTGTCGAACATCAAGGGTGTCGGAGACAATGGGGAGTACACTTCAATTGCATATTTGAGCGGAAAATATGTTGTACTTAAAGCTACTGAGGAAGACATCGAGAGAGTGAAGAGCATTTTCCCTCATTTGACAATCACAGCAAGAACCGTACTGAAAACAATATTCGCCACCTTCAAAGTGGTAAGCCAGTACGGAGTAATAAAAGGAGCGACCGTGGAAATCAATGGCTTGACATACGACCTTTCTTCGGGAACGGTAAAAGTGCCATTGGCAGAAGGAGAACGCTACGATTACGTTATCCGATATAGTGGAGGCGAAGATAGAGGAACCATTCAGTCTAGTTCGGACAAGACAATATCGAAGACTTACAATATTGAATTTGACATAATGACGATGAAGCCAGAGCCTAATGGAAAGATGCAATTATTGGTATTGGGCACGAATATTAAGATTTTGGGAAGTGACATAATCACGGACTGGGGAGATGGAACAACAAATTCCGAACTTTCACATACATATACAGATGGCAATTCTTTGCATAACATCACTATAGATTCCGCAAACGATAAAATAGCAGATATCAGTTTTTACAGCGATACCGTTTTGGCTTTTTGGGGCATCGGAAAATCAAAGGCTAGGATTTCAGATTTTATGTATCAACGTAAATTGGAATACATCACTGATGATTTATTCTACAATGGCTATGATGACGATTACAAGGTGGCTAAATTTTTCCAAAATTGCTCTAATCTTAAAGAGATACCAGCCAAACTGTTTGAACCGATAGCAGATTTAACATCAATGTATTATTATAGGGAAAGTGGTACGTTTGCTTATTGCACTTCCTTAAAGGAAATTCCAGCAGGGCTTTTCGACCCGCTAGTCAATCTGGAGAGAGCTTCTGGATTGTTTTTAAATTGCACTTCCTTAAAGGAAATTCCAGCAGGGCTTTTTGATAAGCTTGTAAAAGTAGCCTTCGTCTTTGATGAATCCGGTAGGGGACTTTTCGCGGGTTGTTCCAATCTAGAGGAATTCCCGTACAACTTGTTTGATAAGAACGTGAAAACTTTTTTTTATAGAGTATTCGCAAGCACAGCCTTGAAGGTCGGTTTTCTGCCACTTTGCAAAGAGTCCAATACTAGTCATCAGGGCATCTACGATAGATGTTATAATATGCAGAAGCTCATTGCCCGAACTGCCACACCTTGCACTATAGACAATGAAACAATTCCGGACGTAGAGCAGCTTAAAATATACGTTCCAGATTCAGCGATTGAGGCATACAAGGCGGCAACGAACTGGAGTGCCCACAAAGATAAGATTGTCGGTTGGAGCGAGTTGACAGACGAGGAGAGACAGAAGTATGGATTAACAATATAAACGATTAGGATATGAAGATAGACAAGAACAATAGCAAGCACATCATCGCTGATGATGGCAAGACGTTCGAGCGCATCGCAGATGGCACGAGCTATGGAAAAGAGATTTATCTAGGGTATTCGTATTTCATTGGTGGGGAGAAGTTGGACGTTCCCCACCTTGACACGCCCGAGGACTTCCGAGAGGTTGACGAGCCAAAGGAAGACGAACAAAAAGAGAACAGAGATGAAAACTCTAAGTCTCTGAGTTTAGAAACTTAAAAAATAGATATATGAAGAAGAATAAGAAACAATTACATGAAGCACTTGCAGTGCTTCTTACCAAACTTTCATCGGCAATGGACAATCCATTGCTGATGGATAACTACGTGGTGAAAGCCTTGCGCACGGTTCTTTTGGAATACAAGGAATCGGGCGAGCTTTATGATGCCTACAAGGAACAGATGCAATCTACCATGGAGAGTGACAATCCTTGGATAGGCATGCTGATGAAATCGATTAGCGGTGATGCCTCTGTCAAAGAGAGCATGACCGATGAAGCCATTAAAGGGATGGTAAACTCTATGTTAGGAGAATAAGCTATGATCAGATGGGTATAAATATAATAAGGTGTAACTCTTTATAGGGCTACACCTTATTATTTATAGGTCAATCACTATTCTCACAGATGTACATAACAAATGAGCTGCAATCTGTATGATCGGAGCCCTTTCAAAAATAATTTGCTTACAGATTGTTACTTTAACAAAGTTTAACTATAAGATATTGCGCAAAATGAATAAAAATGCGCAGAAAGTTGTAATTTTGCGCCAAATTCTTACTTTAAGAACTATAATTGTAATCAACAACTAAGAAAAGGAGGTTTTTTATGACACAAGAACAAGAAGCCGAAGTCCAACGGTTGATAAAGGACATTGATGTGACAGAACTGATGAATATGCTTAAGAAGCATGGTAATCGGTATAGCAGAAGAATATTGAAGTTTTTCAGATGGTTTTGTAAGTATGTGCCTATCATGATTATGTGCTTTCACGCTTATGGAATATGGGAGTTCTCTCAGCATCCCCGTGAGATGTTTATCCCCTATAATGAAAATATGCCTTGCTATATCTTTATTTATTTCATGGTTTACGTCCTGCCGATGGTGACGATACTGGCAAGTAGATTTTTCTTCTTGTGCCAGCGGTATCGCATTCCATTTATATACTTCTTAGGTATCAATGCGGCTCATATTGTAGAGTGGAATTGGTACACAACTAAAGATATGGTGGATTCCTGCTTTACGGTCATGGCCGTGACAGCTATATTCTATTTGTATAGCTTTGCTAAAATGTTTGTTAATGAAACGAAGATGGGCAGAAAGATTTGCTCCTGATAGAGAATGCTGGAGATAATCGGAGAATAACAGAGATTTTTAGGAATAATATTGAAAAAAGAAGATTTATGAAGAAGGTACTGAATTATGATACCCTGGGATGGGCATTGAAATCATTGAGCGATGCTTGCTTTAAGGCAGCAGAACAGCAAAAGAATGGGGAGAAGGTTACGGCTTGCGGTATGAGCGATGACGATCTGGACAATCTTTGTGAACAGATTCCGTTCATGCTGAATCCGTATATGACTGCCGGGCAGGTAAAGAAAGAGGCGCATATCAGCGAATCTACCCTAAGAAGGGCTATCGCTGATGGGGAGCTGGAAAGTGTGGGGAATGCTGGCGATCATTCTCATTTCTTCAAAAAATGGGATGTTAGAGAGTTTATCAAGAAAAGACTGAAAAGAAACAAGAACTAAGCCCTATCGCAACACGGATAAGCGATATGAATATGGTAACATTTTTATTTGTAGAGTGTGCTATCATTATAATGTTGAGCGTTTCGTTTAATATCTTTGTTTGGTGGACAGGAGATTATAAACGCAAGAAGTGGTTGTTTGCGTGGCTAACATTTATCAATATGATAGCGATTGCTGGAACCATCATCACTTATTTTATGGGTAAATAACAGAATAATGAAGAGAAGCTGATGAGGCTTCTCTTTTTTGACATGAGTCTATGTCACCTTAAATCATTGGAAATCAGCCACTAAAAGAATGTTTGACAGAGTTATGAAACATGTAGATATTTTGGGATAACTTTGCTGCCGTAATCGATTACATGTGTGAATAAACAAAATGTACAACTTTTATTTCTTTAGGAATTATGGCAGAAGAAGTAATTAAGACTACCTCTTGTTGCAACGATGCAATGATGGGTGGTTTGCTTGGAGCGATGGCAAATCGTGACAGCAATCCTTTGGCAATGGCGGCTATGATGCGCAACCGTGACGATGATGATATGTGGAACAATCCGTTTGCCTACATGATGATGATGGGCATGATGCGCTATATGTATGGTGCAGACTGGAACAATCGTGACAATGGCGCAGACGTGCAGCGTGCGGAGATTCAGGGTCAAATCGAGAGTTTGCGCAACCAGATGGCAGACAACCAGAACAGCAACTTGCTGATGGGTGCCATCCAGGGGAACGGCAACGACCTTAAGATGTTGGCAAGCAATCTGAACTGTGACTTCAACGCCTTGCAGAACTCTATCTGTGGCATCCAGGCAGGCATCCAGCAGCTTGGTGGTCAGGTAGGATACTCGGCAGAGCGAGTAATCAACGCTATCTCGCAGGGTAACTTGCAGATGACAATTGCGCTTAAGGATTGCTGCTGCCAGACGCAGCAGAACATTATCCGTATGGGTTATGAGAACCAGATGGGCCAGAAGGACATCGTTAACCAGATGCAGCAGGGCTTTAGCTATACCAACACTGGTATAGAAAGAGCAGCTTCGAACCTCGGTTTCCAGATGCAGCAAGACAAGTGTGACATCATCCGTGCAGGTGAGAACAACACTCAGCGTATTATTGACACCTTGACAGGCCATTGGAGCCAGGAGCAAGCAAACGAGATTCAGGACTTGAAGTTCAAGAACTCACAGCTGCAGCAGAACATCTACCTTGCCAATCTGATGAATGGCGGTTGCGGATGTGGCGCAGGTGTATCAGGTGGCTATCAGTAAAAAAGTAAAGAATGAAACAGAAGCGTAGTGGTATGAACAAGATTTCTCCAGTGGGTTTGGCTACTACAGCATTGGTAGCCAACCAAGTTTCAGTCTTAGCTACTTACAATGAGAAGCTTTGCAGACCTTATTGCGTGAACGGCAACGTCCAGCCACAGGCAAGTATAACTTACAGTTATGATCAGCCTATCCTGAACGGTACAACGGTGTTTGTGCCTATCGTGGCAACTATCTCCATCATTACGCCTGTAACAGGCAACAAAAGCATGATGAGAGCACAGCCGTTGATTTACACGGAAAGATGGGTAGCAGCCTTCCAAGGGCAGACAGCTCTGCCAACGGCTGTGACCATCACCAGTGTAGGCAGAACGCAAAAGGCTAACGATGTGGTATGCGGAAAGGCTAGAGGCCTGAGCATATTTGACAGTCTAACCGTAGCATTGACTACTGCTTAGTATTATAGGGGGAAATGGTGGATGGTTTGTTAGCCATCGTTTCCCTCGCATTATCCATTTAAAAAGATACGATTATGATATTTAAAGATTTAAAGGCAGGTTTCCCGGTCTTTTTGTTTGACCGGGCGACTAGAAAATTCAAGCAGGGTAAAGTGATGAATACTCCAAGCCCTGATATTAGTGGTAGCAAACCCAACATGATGCCACAGATGCCTGGCATGCCAAATTTTGGCACCATGAACGTGAAGGTGAATGTTCAGACGGAAGACGGAAAGCAGTCAACCTATTCGGTAGTTGATACTGAGCAAACAGCATACAGTGACACCCTTGTAATCTCTTGTAGTAAGGAGAGTATCATCAACGAGGTAAACGCATTGAAGAACCAAGCCAATGACATCATCAATAAGATGCCGGACTTCGAGCAGACCGTAAAGGACTGTGATCAACTTCTCTCAGAACTGGACACTTCGTTTCGTGACCAGCAGAGAACTAACCAGCGACTCGATAAGATGGAAAACAAGCTGGATGAGATTTTCAAATTTGTTAAATCACAAAAACAAGAATGATATGAATCTAGTAGAACTTATCACAAAATATCAGAGTGATGCCACACCGGAGCAGATGGTGAAGGTAACCAAGATCATCGGCAAGTTTGTGGCTATGCACGCTACGGAAGATGACCTTCTTAAACTCTATAAGGAGATTTATGGGGTTGTGGGTAACGGCCACTTCAACGACTTCTTTGCTGAGGCTCAGATCAAGAAGATGGTGTTTGAGGATGACAAGGAGGTAGAGCATCGTGCTCCTTACTATACCGCAGCTAAGACTCAGGAGATCTATGAGACGGTGAAGGACGAGATCAGATCTTACAACCAATGGGATTTTGCCGTGGTTCTGAACATGATTTACTCGGACAACTATAATCTGATGAAGAAATGGTTCCCGGAGGACAGCGAGGAGCAGATGATGGACCGGATGGTGGATCTAGCCGTGAACTGGCTGAGGGATGATGATAACCCTTATGGCCATTGTAAGGCTTGGGGGTACTTCAACCATTAATGTTAAATGTTAAGTGTTAAATGTTAACTTGTTGGGTAAATCCATAATGACTAGAGATATATAAAAGAAAACTATCAGAAGAAGAGAATGCAGGCAGAAAATGGGCTTGTGTTCTCTTTTTTCGTATGAAGTTGCGCAACTTATCACAGATAACTGGGAATGATGGCTTAAATTTGCATCGTTTCCATAACGGAGTGGGGACGGATAAATGAAAAAGAAAATGAATGATATTCGAGGTTACTTAATTGGGACGATATGGACCTTTCTGAGTCTGCTGGTTCCCATCAGGGATTTTATGATTGCCATGATGGTATTATTTGGGCTGAACCTGGTGTTCGGCATCGTGGCTGCAGTGTTTAACGGTGAAGAATGGAGCTGGAAGAAATTCGGAATGTTCTTTGTCTGTTGTGCGGTGTTCTTTGTGACGGTGGCAGCTCTGTTCATTATCGGTCACTTCCTGCATTCGGATACTGAGGCTCTGTTTTGCGTGAAGTGGGTGTGTATAGCTGCAACCTATCTGTTCACGACCAACATATTGAAGAACCTGAGACGGATGCTAGTGCCTGATACGCCATTTTACAAACTTGTGGAATATGCTTATTATGCGCTTACTCTAGGATTCGTAGAGAAATTCCCGATGTTTAAGAAGTATCAAGAATATAAAAACAATAAAGAAAATGGAAATGAAGGAAATAACTAAGGAGCAGATATTGAAGATTATGCCGAATGCGAAAAATAGGGTAGATAAATATTTGCCTTATTTCAACGAATTGGCAGAGAAATATCACATCAATACAAAATTACGATGGGCGCATTTCCTTGCCCAAATAGCGCATGAAAGCGGTGAACTTCTTTATACCCATGAACTAGGAAAGAACTCTTATTTCACGAAGTATGAGAAGGGATCACTTGGAAAGATGCTTGGCAACACGCATGAGGGCGATGGTGCCAAGTATAAGGGCAGAGGCTTCATCCAGTTGACCGGCAGAAGTAACTACTCAATATACCAGGTCTACAGTATGCAGCCTGTGTTGGAGCATCCGGGGTTACTGGAACAGCCGGAACTTTGCGTTGACGTATCGATGTGGTTCTGGGAGGCGCATGGGTTGAACGAACTGGCTGATGCGGATAATGTGTTGAGAATTACGAAAAAGATAAATGGAGGCACAAATGGACTGGCGAGTAGAAAGAAGTATCTTGCCAGGGCTATGGTTGCCTTATAAACAGGATAGCTTATGAAATCGAAACATTTAATTATCTACCTGTTTGTATGGATAGCATATTTCTCTGTACTCTTCCTTACGAGCTGCAAGACGAAAACCGTGATGCAGGAGCATTATATCACAGACAACACTGTGAGCAAGGGTTTGGATGCCAGTTGGCAGGAGCGGTTTATATCAGCCTTCGAGCAGATGGCTACATACCGTAACCGGGAGCATGAGACTTCGACCAAGGAGACAACTCATACAAAGGATAGTACTTCGACCACTGTAGACCAGAACGGAAAGCCTATCAAAACAGAAAGTTGGCACTCTGTTGTGACCAATAGAGAAACTAAAGAGGTGACGAAGCTACAGGATTCTATCTCTACTATGAGTAAGAAGGTGGATAAATATCAACTCTTGATCGTGCAAAAGGACAGTCTGATTCGGTTAAAGCAGGACTCTATCCATGTATTGAGTAGAGAACTGAGCAAGGCAGAACAGAGGTATATTACCCTGGGGAAGTATACAGCCAAGATCATCTGGACCCTGGTAGTTGCAGTGATTGGTTTGCTGATTTGGTTGTGGCATAGAAAGAAATAAGGCTTATGAAAACGATAACTATAAAAATAGTGAAAAAGAGCGTGATGGGCGTGGTAGAGGGACTATCTGCCACGATTGCGCAGCATAACCCGGAGGTGGACTTTCAGACCGTCTGGGCGAGTGATGGCGAGGAAGCGAAACTGGATATATACTATCGGGAGGCGATAACCGACTTGGAAAACTTCTTGGCAAGATTCTCTTCTTCGACCACACAGCAGTTTGACCTACAGGCATTGGCTGATGATTTCTCAATCACCATCAAGACTTTGGTTTCTTGGCCACCTAGACTAAGTGGGGTTCTGACGAACCAAATACAGAACTATCTGGTTCATGCTATCCTTGCCGGATGGCTGAGCGACTTTCCGGATATGGCTCATACGGATTATGCCAGTATGGGAGCGAGTGACCTTGACGCCATTAAAGAGATTTTGTTAAAGAAAGACTTTAACTTTGCTGAGGCTGAAAGAAAAGCCGATGATACAACGAAAGAAGCTTCTTCGGCCAGTGATACATCAGCCAGAGCAGTAGACGGTGACGAGAAGGCTGGTTCTTCTCCTATGGCTTCGGCAAGAAGTGGGGATGAAATAGGTAAGCAGGAGAATGCGCAGGCAACTGCCGGGCGGTCTGTAGATACTGATGAAAAAGAGAATGGCGAACTTGCTGTTCAAAGTCGCAGTATAGATGCTGAAGCTAAAAGTAAGAATGAACTGGATGCTGAGGCTCGAAATGTGGACGAAGTAGATAAGGATGGCCAGAGTGGGCCGAAAGGGTCTGAGCGTAATCAGGACTTCGTTTCGCAGCATTTTCATCAGGATCGTGTAGACTGGAGCGGAGGCAGGCCGCCTTATGAACTGAGGTAGATTTATTAATCATCTAAATATTTCGAAATATGGATAGTAAATTAGTTACACTGAACTTTAGCATGGAGCAGGTGTGTAATGACATACTTGCCAGATGCTATGTATTGAGCCAGGGACTGGTGGATGATGCACAGAAGGACATCAGAGCCACTATCGAAAGCCCTGACAGTAAAGAGACTCGCAGTATTATTAATCGTGCCGTAACGGAAGCCATCGGTAATATCAAGGTTGCAGCTCAGCGTTATCTGACCTCAGGTAGAGTGGAGGATAACAACAATCTTGAGCGACTTGTTAAGGGTACAAGAAAGTATGTGTATACCGATAACAAGAACGGAACTTGGACGGAGGTAGTGACCACAAGCATCATCGGCCAGGAAGATGAGGAAGTGACTTCTACCGTAACTAAGGCTGGTAATGATCGGGAGGAAAGTATCTATGAGACTGTTACCCTGAAACTGGAGATTCCGAACTGGAACGTGGCTGTGACGGATGCGCTTAAGAACAATATGCACCGGTATATCGTTGACTATACGATGAGCCAATTTTTGCAGGATCAGTATGCAGACAAGGCTGGACAGTATGGGAATAGTGCTACAGCAGACTTCAATAATATTAAGAGCAACCTGCTGAGCCGGGATAACTATACTTTGAGACGGCCTAGCTTTACCTAAGAGGCTATTGGGGACAGGCGATAGAATCGCCTGGAACGGTGGCTTTACTTAATGAAACTTTTTTTTCTTCTTTCGTTTTAGGTGTGTTTATGGAAAGAGCCTTCGCTTCGGGATTACTCCTGATTTGCGAAGGCTCTCGTTTTTTGACATGGCTTAGAAAGCCATGGAACGGTGGTTTTTCTGCTAGAACTTGCTGAAACGCCTGATGATTTCTAGGCGCGTAGCAAAGTATTGATTCATGGATTTCATCTTCAGGTATAGGGCGATTCGGAAGAAACGATAGCTGTGAGTAGCCATGTAGCTGGACTTCATACCGCTCAAGCGACCGATGTAATGCCAATTCTGATTATCATTGCTACCATATAACCACATTATTGGTATGCTGCCAGACGTGAGGGAATGGATATAGCCTGTAATGGAATCAGGTACGTTATCTTCATCGAACTTCAAGGTACGAGTGACTATGATACCATGATACTCTGTTGTATCTTCGTAATCGTAACCCTTATCGAGTACCATCACGCTGCCATCCCTATATTGTATGTAGGGGTGTGGGTAGGAATTGATAGCTGTGAGCACGTTCTGTATAAGGAAAGTGCTCCAGGCATTATCCTTGATAGAATAGCAGAGTGCCACCGTATCAGCCGTAGAGGTCTTACTCGTCTGTGTAACATCCAGGCAGAAGATGCGAGAGTTTTTGTAGTCGTAGATGACCTGACAACGCTGGAAGAACTCTATTGGCGATGAAGTAAAATCTATGAGTTGACGCATCTGAGCCTTAATAGTCTTGACAGATTCGCTATCCCCTTCTGCATCAACGAAGAAGTTGAGGAACTTACCTAGGCTACCGGAAATGTTGAAGCCGGGACCATCTAAGACATCGGACATGGAAACCACCTGAGATTCTGCTATGCGACTGATTGAGCGGTTTGTGGCGAAAAGCACGGACTGGTCTAGCTGAGTGATAGACTTCGGATTGCTGCAAACCTCACGACTAATCGGGTGGATGCTGCTATAGGTGCCTTTGGAAGAGACTTCCATAGCCCAAATACCATCGGTAGAGAATGCCATTAATGGATACTGACCGAACTGTCCCTGAGAGAGCGCACGCGTGGTGGAGGCTATTCCCTGTATGGTTCCGATACCTACGGTATTGATTCCGTTTAATGGGAAATAGAAGGCATTATCAGACTCTGATGTGTAGATCTTATTGGACAGTTCCACTACATCATCAACCGTATAATCAAACGAATCAACCCTATATTGCTCGAAATTGTCGGTTAAAAAAATGTCGGTGAAATCTCCCATGTGCATGGCTCCATTCAGTTCTTCGCATTGTTCCAGAGGGAAGACGAAGATGGCATCATTATCAGAATAATCCTTACAGAAGATAGCCATTTTATCAGCTCTGGAATCCGGGTAGAACTTGACAAGGTTGCCGATAATGAAGCCATCAATATCCTGACGAGAGAAGAATTTGTCGCTACTTTCAACATATTTCGTTCCGGAAGTGGTGTTGAGGCTAACTACAATTTTCTGAATTTTGTACCTTAATCCCTGGTAATTCGTACTATCACCGTATTTAAGGCTGTACTGACCTGGTAGCATAACATAGCCGCTGAATCCTTGAAACAGTTTCTCTTTCATGCCGTACAGATTGAGGCGGTGGTTATAGACATAGCCACCTTGTGCGAAGAGCGAGTTATGAGTTTTGTAGTCATCCTTCATCTGTTCCTGTAATGATACCTGATAGACAGCATTCTTGTCAACAGGTAATTTCTTCGCTGAGCAAATTGCTAAATCTGATAGTTTCAACGAACAGACCTTGTAGAAAGCAGAGGTGTTCTTTAATTTGTTACGATAGGCATCTGGACTAAGTGAAGGGAAATCTACAGAAGCGCCTCCAATATATTGTTTACCTTCATCAGAAGGGAGAGATGTTTCAAAAGTGAGTGATAGTAAACCTTTTCCTAGCATGAAATTTCTTCTATTATACCTGATACTTGAAATTAGCTTAGATGTGTCAACGTTAGAAATAGGAGGCGTAATGAATATATCTACCGATTTGATGACATCCTTCCATTCTTCAAGTTCTTCATGTTTTGCATCCAGTATAGTATAGTTTAAATCTACATTTCGTGGATAATAGATAAATGCTGCCTTTGTGATATGTACACTGAATTTGTTATTATTTCCATCTATGCGCTGAAGGGTAAAATCATCATTGGTATCGACGAAATTATTAGTAAAACTTGATAAAGCGTTAGCCGACAGCACCATATAACTATCAGGAATTTGCACTGGTATAAATACAGGTGAAGAGTGCATAATCATGGAACCATCAAACATTCTATAGCAATATCTAACAAAGAAATTTGCATAGAAACGTCCATTACGAGCAATAAGATTGTTTGTTCGATTGACAAGTGCGTAGATGCTCTGTGTAAGATCGGACTGCTTGTCTTCTTTAATTGTAAGACATTCAAATTCTCTGATAAAAAGATCTGTTATGTTCGTGGATATTTTTACCTTATCAAAAACGTCATTGCAGGAGTATGTGGTTTGCTGGAATGCATCCCGAAAACCTTTTACACTTCCCTCTGTTTCTATTCCACCATTACTGTAGCTCTCTGGATAATCATCGGAAATAGAAAAGGCGATTTCTACGAATGGAGGCTTTTGTGACAGATATTTATAGCCACCATCCACCCATAAAGCATAGTGAATCCCATCTGTAGCTACAATGATAAGCGTATTGCCTATGGAATTAACGGAAAGAACCGATGCTTCGTAGTCGAAGGACTTGATAGGGATGGTTGAACCTAGAGATCCATCCTGAAGGAACCAGTAGATGGCTGATGAGGCTACGGCTATGAGATGGCGGTAATTGCCAGTTTCGTGCACATACAATATCTTAGCCACCTCACCATTAATGGTGAGTGGCTGAGAGAGGGGTGTTCCTGTGACAATAGAAGGGCGCAATGCGCCATCATGCAGCTCTAGATTGCCGCAGAGGGATAGCGCACCGTTTTCTACTGACATTTCATCAGGAGTGAGGCTGAGACCTTTGTATCTAATTGATTGTTGCATATTTCTTAATGTTTAATATTTTACTATCGGCAATGCTCGCTGTCGGCCCTATTGACGATTGCTAAGGCAGGACAACTGACGCCATCTACATTGAGATTGATGGTTTCATTAGCCGTAACCAGTTCTATCTGCTTAGTACCAGTCGGGATATTCGGTATATAGCTAAGCAAGAAACTGACGGTAGAAACATTACTGGCATGGAGCTGCCCCTTACGGCCAGACAGTTTGATGCATACATCTTTAGCTTCTAACTCCGGTGTGGACTTGATTACATACATCTGCTTACTTGGCGTATAGAAACAGAAAAAAATCTTATCACCCGGATGGAGATCCAGCAGTTTGCAAGGACTAGACCTTAGAGTGATACGCCCAGAGATATTAAGGGCAAGTCCTCGCTTCTGAACGCGAGGACGATTGAGAATAATGACATCATTTGTTTGCTTCATGATCTGTAGGTTTGTGGAGCCAGAAACGGAAATAATCGTTTTCGGCATCCTGGTTTCGTACTTTGACGTATTCTCTGGTAACATAGAAATGCTTCTTGCTGAGAGTAGGGTTGAGACCGTAATCGTTCAGCATCATAGCTGGCTCTACTCTGCCATCGAAGGAAATCTCATACCAGTAGCGGTGGAGAAAGAACCATGGACGAAGACGGACCTCCTGAATGGTGGTGTAATTACTCTTGTCTGCTCTGCATGGAACGATACTCCAGCTACCATCCTGCCAATGTTCCGTGGTCACTTCTCCACCTGGTGCCATTTCATGTTTCTTGATGATTGACTTCTGGATCTTGACGATAAGGCAAACATCGGCAGTGAAGACCTTAGCCATCTTACCATGGCAGAGCATGACGAAGCGGCCTTTCTTATCAGGAAGTAGGCTACGATGTTTGCCCGGCTTATTGATGACACAGACGGTGGAGAGGAACTTATGTCGAGCCATTGAGAGAAAATCGGGCAGTTTCGCCTTTGCGTGCATGCGGTCGATGACCTTCTGAACCTTTTTGAAGTTTTTCTCTGCCTGAGTCTCATGAATCGTGACTGGAGATTGAGGTAACTGCTCTTTTCCCTTTTGCTCACGAATCTTCTTGACGTTTTCACGAACCTGCTTCTTAGAAGGTATTTCCAGAAGATGCCCCGTTTTCTTATCAAGTTTGTATCTTGGTTTTTGCTTTTCCATAATGAGTAGTCTTTAAATGTTGCCAGAGTTGAGGCAGATGATTTCAAAATGATGATTTTCACAGATGTCGTTGCCGTTGACCATGCGATGATTGAAGGAGCAAGGGATATGCTTGTTGTACAGATCGCACTGAAGACAATGATCAGGAACATCTTTCTGTTCTTTGCTACCAACTTCATTATCTATTGGCTTACTGGGTACAGCCCTGACAACACGACCGAAATGGTCATAGAGTTGACCGGGAACGATACAGGTTGCCTCACGGAGGGATGGGAGATTGTACCCCATCTGGCGGATAAACCAGAGGCGTAGGTAAATGATTAAACGTTTCAACTTTTTCATATATGATTGATGTTATATATTAATAATGTGGGTAAAGGTACGAGAAAAATGAGGATAAAAAGTGATAACTTGCGCAACTTCGGCCATGGTAGACCGAAATGCGCAAGATTACTACTTATTTTTCGGACTTCTCATCCTTTTTCTCTTCAGAAGAGGATTTATGTTCGAAAACATCCATGATATTAGTCTCAAATAGACTCTTGACCTCGTAATCTATCATGGTTTTACCCATAACCTCATCAATATAGCGGCGAGCACGTTCAAGACTCTTTGCCTGGACGAGATAGGTAACATAGGAACGTTTCTCCTTTTCACTCTTCTCATCAATGGTGATGAAAGCAAGACGAGCCTTGAACCAGAGATCATCATCGCTGATGTCGGAGAAGAAGATTTCTCCATAGGCAGCTCTGTTGATGTTATCTACCCTCAGTTCACCAGAGACGTAGACTGCCATTTCTTCAATGATTTTTGCTTCTGCTTCGGTGAAAGAGAGCGCATCTACAGTGTAATGTTCCGTTGTCATTTTTTCGGAGCCATCTTCACGTGTTTTTTCGTATCTTACTTTGCACTCAAACCAGGTAGAGGAGCGAGAGCGGAGAGATTGAAAATTACCTGTGCCGATGATTTTTTCTGTTGCTTTGTTTACTTTGACTGCAACATTTTGTGCAGACTCTTCTTTCTTTTCTGATTTTTTCATAATTCTTTGTTTTTTATTTGTTATACAATATTTTATTGATTTCTTCGTCTGAGAGAGGTTTTCCATCCCTGCCGATATACTTTTTCATTTTAAAGATCATTGTACCGGGTGAGGGATTTCGTAAGTAATCATTAAACATCACATTCGCCAGTTCTTCATCTGTTGACTGGAAGAGGCTATGAGGAGGGCATTTGTATGGACGTTCCATGACATGGTACTGAATGGTGTAGCCTTGTTTGCGAAAGTCTTCTTCCTGAAAATGGATGAGTTGCTTATCAATCTTTGCTTCCTTCTCCTTGATGGTGTTAAAGAGAGTCTTCACCAGTTCTTTGTCAGGCTCAGGCTTCTTCTTCTCAGAGAAATACTGCTTAGTTGCCACCCGAAGTTCAGCTACCAGGATAAAGAAGTTCCCATTGTCAGTTTGCGGTACGTTTTTTGGTTCAACCTTCATGATGGTTTCGTCAACTCGCTTTTCCAGTTCAATGGATTGGCGTAGGACGCCTTTATCTCTGCGTGCCCAATACTGCTTTTCTAAAGTTCGCATAGAAGCTACTAGCTTACGAAATGCGAGGGCTGCCTGTTCACTCATATTACTTGATGCCTAATGTTTTCTTTATCTTATTGATGCGCTCCTGTTCTTTAGGGAGGAGTTTGCCATGTTCGTCTATCCGGCAGAGGAGCCTGAGATTTGGCTTAATGGTAATCCACTTGTGAAGACCATCGTGCTCACGCTTTATCTGCCGTAGTTGGGCTTCTTGCAGTCTTTCGTGCAAATGCTGCTCATGGCGAAGATTACTGATTTCGTTCTGTATTCTGTCCATTGGCATATTCTTCTTCTGATGGGCATTTAATGTATAATGAATCCCATTGGTCTCTACCTACAAATTCAAGTGCTTTATCTACATCTTCAACACAAACAAAATCTAAGTCCATTTTGTTTGGCATATTGCTAATAAATGTATAGCCTCTAGCACATGATTGCATGTATTCCTTAAAATGCTTCTTCTCTTCCTTAGAGAGGTAGGAAGGACGACTGACAAGTCGCTGTTCGAAGTGCTTAAATGATACTTCAAAATTATCCTCAATTCTTTTTTCGATAGAAGTTAATGCACGAATAGCTTCATTCGGATCTTTCAAACGAGAAATTTTTTTGTTGATAGCATCGGAAGCAGAAGCTAATACCTCTAGAGATCTTTCTAGATTGGCATCATTTTTCTTGATAGCCTCTCTGTATGAGATAAGTTCATCACGCTGCTCTTGAATAATTCGACTTAAACGCTTGTTTCTGTCATCAAAGCGAACTTTGAAGTTCTTGTCTCTTAACGTGCAAGAAATGATGCCTAGCGTGATAATGAAGACCGCGCTGAGGCAGATAATTAATGTTATTGTTACTTCCATAATTGTATTTTTTATTGTTCACACTTATTTCTTGGCTGGAAATTTCTCCAATAATTCAATACGAGTTTTTAAAATATCGTAGTAATGTCTCATTGCATGATATTGAGAAAGCATTAATGCTGTCTGAACAGGTCCGCATTTTTCAGCAACCTTGTCGTAATCATTCTCATTCAAGAAAGCTTCGAGTTTATTTAAACGTTCTTTCAACTCCTTGAGCTCAATAATGAGACGGTCCTTGAAGTCTTCTGCTACCTGGTATGACTTTTCGAACACATCCTTAGGGGACCATGAATCGTAGGTGCTGCCATCTGGGTTAGTGTACTGGACGTGATAGCCAGATCTCCACTCATGATTATCCTCGTTTTTACGAGCAAAACCTTTAGCCACTGCTGTTGCTTCATCCATAGGTGCAGCCATAACCTCTTTTGTACCGATGTACTTTTTCAATTTTGTTGTTTCCATAATTGTTATGATTTGAATTTAACTTTTATATATTTCAGCATTCTCTATTGGGATGTCGTACCACGGAAGGGAATAACCTTTATCTTTCATTTCTTCTGGCAATTGACAGCGATAATATTGACCATGGAAATTCAACCATACATCACTCACCTCCAAAATCGTACCTGCTGGAAGCTCTGGCTTCGGCTTAAACCATGGGCGTGGATATTTGGTCGTTTCGTGAACATCCTGAGCGCACTTCGTTGGTTTGATTAATTTTATCTTCATTGTTCTAATTCTTGTTTAATAGTTCTCAACTCTTGTAAGACATGCGATGCACGGAGAAGCTTGAAACCAGAATTTAACATAATCTCAGCCTCTGCGATGAGCATGCTTAGTCTCAATTTTGCAGTAAAGAGGCGGTCTTTGAAGTTTTCCACTATCTGATAAGACTGCTCAAACACGTCCTTTGGCGACCATGAATCGTAGGTGCTGCCATCAGGGTTTGTGTACTGGACGTGATAGCCAGGAACGTCTTCGTTTCCTTCTGATGATGGTCTTGCCCAACCTTTAGCTACTGCAGCAGATTTTGCCATTTGTTCTGCCATCACCATTTTTGTACCGATGTACGGCTTTAATGTTGTAGTTTCCATAATTGTAAATATAAAATAATTATAGTTCTATTACTTTTGCTTTGTCGGCAGGAATGTCGTAGTAAGGGATGGAATATCCTTTGTCCTTCATTTCGTCTGGGAGATAGCAGCGGTAGTATACTCCATGGAAGTTTTGCCATTTCTCCTTGACAGTGAGTATTGTTCCAGCAGGAAGCACAGGCTTCAGCTTGAATGAAGAACCAGGATAACATCCTATCTTATGCTCATCTGCTGCGCAAGATGAGGCTTGCCATAAATGAATCTTCATTACTTTTTCTTTGTTTTACGTTTGGTGTAATTAATGTTTTCTATCTGATTTTCGAAGGATGCGATACGGCCATTTAATCTTCGGAGGATAGCATTTCTGATGTAGAGGATTGTTTCTGCATCGAGATACTTGGTGATGTCTTCGTTTCCATCACTGCTTATTCCCTGGAGGGATATATCCAGCTTTACAGGGCTTACTAGTATAGCCATTTCGTTTGATGCATCTACTTCTGCTACAAGATCTCTGACCACGGTTAGCTCTTCGATGGAGTTGAAGTATTGGCCTACGGAGTCGATGGTGTTACGCATTTCTTCATATTCTTCCTTTGTCATACGCTATACCTCCAATTCTGAGTTTAGTCCTAGACCAAAGAGAAGATGCTGGAGCTCGTGAATAAAATGAAATTCAAAAACTCGCGCTTCAAATATATATGCGGCATAGGTTTTGTTATCAAGAAGTCTGAACACCTTAATATATCCTTTTTTATAAATCCATGTCGCGCCTTCGAGCTTCCATCCGTTCTTTTCTAGAATCTCAGGAGTAAGAGGAATCGGAACAATATCCTTCGCCCATGCGCCACTGTCACCAAACAGGAATCCATCATCATGAACGGTTTTTCCTTTTAAGTTGGAAAGAGTGACGGAACCTTTCAGTTCTGTGAATGCATTTCCATCTTTCACTTTTGCATATTTATCAGCATTACTTTCTGTGACCTGGTAAACGATGCCCTTTTTGGTTCCGATAGGAATGCCGTTGGTCATAACCAAATCACCTGGTATATAAATTGTCTTTTCCATATTCTTGCTTTGATATTTTACATATTTTTTATGGGACCAGCGATAGAATCGCTGGGAACGGTGGCTTTTATTCCCTTAATTGTTTGTCTATTGCTTCCTGAGCAAGGATTTGCTGCCAGTTGGCTTCATGAAAATTTCTTGCCTCCTGTTTTTCAGAAAGCTGCGGATCGAAGCCACCGAAACAATAGGCATCCCATTTCTCATACTCCTTCATAGTATGTGGAGGCTTGGAGCCAGGAGTGGCTGGAATGTAATCCCTAGCGAACTCCTTGGGGGAAACTTTATCTATTGTTGAGGCTACTGGGTCGATGATTTCGTATTGAATAATACGGTTCTTTCTCTTCTTAGAAGAGCTGTAAATCGGTTTTACCCAGCAGATATTCCCCCTGTAGCTAGACATGAGTCTAGAGAAATAATAGGGTTTCCATATCCGATTGTCTCTGAAAGCCCAGCAGACACCTGTAGGGGAATCTACGTTATAATTAGCACTATCTGACTTCCAGCAATGGTTGTAGCCGAGGTCGCTGATGTGGCTATGTACACAGAACTTGCACATTCTCATTTTCTCCTGATCAGCAACCGATGGTGTTGGCTGCATCAGGTTTTGTTTGATGTAATTGCCCATAGATGTATGATTTTAAAGTTCATCCTCCTTGGTAGTTTTACGTTTCCATTCCCCACAACATTCCCAGTGGAAGCGATGATGGCCGAAGCCGTTGCATGTTCCGCTGTACTTACTGTTTGCTGTAGGCCGGAAAAACTTGCAGCTCTTGCAAGAGCGATTGCGGTGAGTGTAAACTAGATAGATGAATGTGCTGGCCATCATTACAAGGCACAGCATGATGATTATGAATCCGATTTCCATATTACTTCTTGTTTTTAATGATTTTCTTTAATACTTGCTTGTTGTGCTCTGTATCATCGTCACTCAGATGATAAGATCTGACGTCCTGAAGGATGCCTAAATCAACTGAAAGCATGTAATCTGTGACAACTTTAATGAAGTCTTCCAGAGAACGACAGAGAGCGTATTTATAGCCAGCACACTGCCAGTAGCCCTGGAAACGTTTCTGATGAGCAGTCTGATTGTTTGTCTTACCATACTTTAATTCAATGCCCAAGCCGTAGAATACTTCTGTACCCCTGTTGATAACTCCATTTTTGCCATTCTTGTATGAAGGGAGAGCCAGAATGAGATCTGGAACGCCCGGCACAACTCCTGATGCAGCGTTGATGGCTATCTTCTTGCCACTTATAGCACCATCAGCCTCATTCTTGGGATGGAAGAGGAGAGAGGCATAAGCCGGGTACTGAAGCCGGAACCAGCGTACACAAGCTATCTGTAGCTGCCCTTCATGTTGCACCTTCTTCTGCTTGGTAGCAGATTTCTTGGTGTATTCAGAATAATTGCCGTTGAGGCGGTCGATTAATTCTTGTCTGTCCATAATCGTATGAATTAAATTGTTTGTTACTTATATTTAGTCGCTGAGGAGAGACTGAAGATAACTCTGTGTCTTATCATCCAAGTCGACCAGTGACTGTTCTTCTTCTGCCACCGATGGATTCCAAACGATGCCCAGTTTGGCTAGAGTTCCATTCTTGTAGGCATCTTTCACCATCTTTGCCATGGAACCATTCGGGTTCTTCTTGGCGGCTTCTATCCAGCCTAGATACTTCTGCTTGAGTGCTTCGGTCTGTTCTTCTTCCTGTTTCTTCTTGCGTTCTTCCTTCATTCTGAGGCGAGCTTCTATTTCCTCGTTGGTCTCCTCGCGTTGAGGCTGTTGAGGAGAAGGTGGTGGAGAACTTGAATGCTGAGGCTTCTTCCCGGCTGAGTCTACAACTGTAGGATTGTCGAAGGTTCCTTCCATCAGAGCCTCGTAGTTTTTCGGATTGAAGAGCCAGTTGAAGGAGATATAGCATCCACCATCCTTGCGCCCAGAGAGAAGATCGGAGTTGAGAGCCTTGCGAAGCATCGGTTCTATATCCTCGAAGGAATAGTCTGAAATAAACTTTGCCACCATCTTCTTGCGGTCGGGAGTCATCTTTGAGATTGGCTTGACCTGCGTGCCCAGAAAGAGGCGATTGAAGAGTCTTAGCACTTCCGAGAACTGAACTTCGGGATCCAACGACTTTTTTTCTTTTTCTTTTTTTTGTGTGTGGGTGTGGGCTTTCTCCTTTCTTTGTTTGTTTTCTTTTATAGGGGGTTCGGGGGAAATGTTTTCTTTTATTTGTTTCTTGCCTCTTACTTCTGTGCCCTTACCCTTGCCTTTGTCTGTGCCCTCAACTTCGGCAGAATCTTCGGAATCACCTTTATTTAAAGGGGTTTCGGGATTGTTAATCTGTGCCCTAGACTGTGCCTTTTGGTGTGCCCCTTGTTTAGGGTGTGCCCTAGAGCGTGCCCCATCTTTGCCCTTAATCGTGCCCCTATCTGTGCCCTTGTTATCTTGAAGATACGCTGCACAATCTTGTGTATCAGTAACTTGCGAAGTTAAAATCTGTGCCCCTGATTGTGCCCCTATCTGTGCCCTAAAGAGTGCCCCTGATTGTGCCCCTAGTGGGTTTTGGTATGGTAGTATGCAGTGGGAGAGTGGATGCGAACTGTTAACATACACTATTGTTGAGGCTTTAGGGGAGCTGCATTTTGTGATGATTCGCTCCTGTATGAGAACATCGATGGCACAGCGGATAGACTTGACCGAGGTATGGAGCCGATCAGCCAACAGACGTAAGGAGAGCGTAGCAGCGGAAGCCTCATTGTGGGTGGCAGACAGGAGCACGTAGATGAGCACCTGTACCACCACCGGACGATGAAAGTAACGCCACTGCAGCAGCTCTGGAGTAAGAATGTAGCCATCTGTTTTCATTTGTCTTTATTTTATTTGGAATATAGAATTATCTTATTTCTTTTCTTCTGCCTCAATAGCCCGGAATATCTCGTAAGCCACTTGTGGAACCCAGGCATTGCCGTAAGCCTTTATGGATTCTTGTCGCCACTTGGTGAAAGAAATGGTAAGGCTGTCCACATCAAAGGGAATCCCATCATTTCCTCTACAAACAGGGGATTGAGTTGGGAAGTTCCTCCACCTACCTGATTGTTGAAGTCGAGAAAGTCGGTCAGTCCATTCGGTCGGAGTGCTCCGTTCTTCCGGCTGTACATCCCTTTTGCACCCTTTTCTTTCAGTCCTTTCACCCGGTTGGAGTGTTTTATCTCCATTGCAGTAGGGGCGGGAAGAAGACCATTTACTGCTAAGGCTGTAATTCCTTGCCCCATCTGGGAATTGGGATTGATAGTCTTTGTGAACTTCGTGGCTTCTATGCTGCAAGGCGTGGGAAGCAAGCCTTTTCGAGCGGCGAGTGCCAAGGTTGGACGATCTGCTGCATTCGGTGATGGATTTCTGTTTATTCGCCCTCCTCCTTTGTCTATGGCTGTTGGAGTAGGAAGAAGTTTTGCTACTGCCATGTCTTCTACCCCCAGGCTGTGGTCGGTCTTGCCCTTCTTTGGATTTCTTCTCCCTCGCTCGTTGATTTCCATGTCCTTGTGAGGAATATCCATCGCATTGGGTGTGGGAAGTCTGTCCGAGAACATCACTTGTGAAGCCAGGCTTCCGTATGTCGTTCCGTTCCGATAACCGTTTTTTTGGGCTCTTTCCTTGAATCTTTTCGGATCTTCGGCTATCATTACTGCTGTTGGGGTTAAAAGGAGTTGTTGATATTCTTCTTGCAACAATCCAGACTCTTTCTCTTCTGTGGGGTGCTCCGACACTGCAAGCCGGAATATTAAGCGGTTGGACGGAATATCCTGCTGCTTCAAGTTCCTGGCAGATTTTTTCGAGCGTGAACCTGCTTTCCTCTCTGTATATGTAATTCTCTTCGAATAAATCGTCTGTGCGTCCCACTTTAGTCTCTTGGCTGGACTCCACCATAGTTTGGATTCCAATAACGTTTTCACCAACGATCCAAGTGGGCTTAATTTCCCGAATCGCTCGTAGCATCTGTGGCCAGAGATAGCGGTTATCGTCTTCTCCCTTTCTTCTGCCGGCAACGCTAAAAGGCTGGCATGGGAATCCTCCGGTGAGAACATCGACTTTTCCCTGCCACTGATGGAAGTCTGTTTTGGTAATGTCTTCATAACTTTCTGAATTTGGGAACCAGTATTGGAGCACCTTGCGAGGGAACTCTTGTATCTCGCAATGGAAGAGGTTCTGCCATCCCATCATGGATGCCGCAACCTCAGCACCACCGATTCCGCTGAATAAACTAGCGTGATTCATATTGCTTACTTTTGTTTCTGTTGTGTTCCAGGAGCCACTGTAGGTGAGCAGTCTTAGAAGGATCACGGAAGAGGGATTTTGCCTTATCTATATCTGGATTCAGCATTATCTTCTTTTCTTTCTTTGCTGCTGCTCTTTTCTTCTGATAGTATCTGCGCTGGTACTCCTTCACCTTTTCGGGGTGATTCTGTCTCCAACTCTTAGACTTTTCCAGCAATTTTTCTTTGTTGCGCTGATAGTATCTCTGATAATATCCAATGCCGTTGGCTCGTTTCTTGGCTGCATTTTCCCGATATAGCTTCTGCTTTTCGGGATGATCCTTGATGTATTTGCGAGAATAGGCGAGCATTTTATCACGATGCTTAAGATAGTATTCTCGCTGCCTGGCTATGCGGTCTGACTTTGCTTTTTCTGATTCCATAATAATTGAAATTATATAAAAACCACATTCTTGTTTACCTAAAATGGGTCAGCGGTGAATGCCATTTTTTTTCTCCTTTGCCTTTAAGTATCTTCGCTCGAAATTTTTGAACTGTCTGTTTATAGCATAAGCCTCTTCGTTGAAGTCATCATCCAAAGTACCAGATATAGCCATAAGAGATTCTGTAGCTTGTAAGAAAGCTTCAAAGTCCTTTTCTGTTACATTCATTTTTGCCATATTATCTTCTTTTTACCCTCTCCATTTTACAGGAGAGGGTGGTTAGTTACTTAGATGGCTCAGTATATGATACTGGCTCCCATACATCGTAAGCTGTCAGCAAAACTGGAGCAATAACAGATGGGGCGAAGATGATAGATGCTACAACATCTGGAGCATTCAACTCGTAGTTAACACCTTCTACTTTGTTTTCCTTACTAGCCCAGCCATAAGGCTTTGCTGTAATCGTAGAGCCATCTTTCTTTTTAAAAGTCTTCTCGCTAGAGCAAGAAGCGAACAAACTTGCAACGACTAAGGCTGCCAAAATATTTTTTTTCATATTACTTATATTTATATCCTTTGCAGGATGGTTATTTTATCTATTTTTCATTCACACGGCAGTTTCTCCTGATGCGATGCTAAATATTTCTTTTAATCACGATATTCCATTTGTCTTCCGGAAAAATCTGACGGATCATTTCGATACATTTATTAAGTTCTTTGAGTGAGCAAAATGCTTCCACCATGTCACCTTCTTTGTACCATTCCCATCTTTCAGTGTCTGCCGCTTCCTCTTTTGAAAGAGGTCTGACTATACTCGCTTTGAACCCCTGGTACTCGTTAGGAATTTTTATATCACCAAAGTATCCTCCTATAGTTGTGTTTCCGTTTCTGTTTTCCACAGGAATACTAATAGAACAATAGTAATGCTCTGCTCCACCACAATAACCTATATAAGAAGTTATGTAAAACTCCACATCACGCTTTCCTTTCGTATATCCACCTATTGTGGTATATTCCTTACCATTAAGGCAGAAGGTGAAGCCTTCTCCAATCGTGCTAGGAATAGGAGCTTCCATTTCTGTAATATCGGCTCCACGTTCCACCTGTATCATTTCTTTCCAGCTCATAATCTTATCGTCTGTTTGTTGTTCTGTTCCAAATTATTTATTTTAAATAGTTATTCACACGGCAGTTTCTCCTGATGCTCCACGTATCTTTTGTGCTTAAGGCAAAACTTGCCATTGATGCAGTTACGTCCATCTTTGCAGAGGAGGCACTTGCGAGCTGCGGTGCTCTTACTTCTGGAATCGCTCATAATAGTAAGTTACTATCTGATGCTCGGTAGGCTGGAAACCATTACGAGTGGTAAGAGTATCTACTATCTCATCATAGGTGCTCTGAGGCATCTGTGAAATTAGGTTTTCATCATGAATGCCCTGAGAGAGTTTACTGAGGCAGAGCCATCCAAGGACTAGCCAGATGGCAATGCAGAAGAAGATCTTAATTGTTTTCATAACTTTATCTTTTTATATTGTTTATATTTGCGGTAGGTAAAGGGATTCGAACCCCGTGCCCGGCTGCTTAGTCCTTCTTCGCAGTCTTTTTTGATAAACACCCAGAACTAAGTAATTTAAACGTTATAACTTGAACATCGCCCCCAATGGGCAAAGCAACTGTTACCTACCATAGTTTCGCATAATTTGTACTAATCAATATCAGCCTTATATCTATCCTAAAAGTAAAATCTTATTTGGGACACAGATAGTCTTGAACTTGGCAGGCACAGGCTTCCAGCTCTGATACTTTGTATTCGTGGCGAGTAATCTTGCCATTACTGCCTCTTGCGAAATCCTTCACCTTTCCTTCACGTTTCCATCGCTCTACGTTTTTTCTTCCGTAGATGTCGTATGCCTTGGCTTGTGTGAGGAACGGACGTTTACCCACAGCCTTGCAGACTTCTTCTTTCACAACGTTACGTATGGCTGACAGGAATGTATCAAAGGATAGCATCTTATCTGCAAACTGGATTTGTACTACTTCGTTCATGACTATTGTTTTTATTTGGTTCTTGTAACTGTGATGATCTCTTTCTCCCGGTTGATTTTGGTTCTGAACTTACGACAGTAAATTACACCTAATTCCGAGCAGGTTGTCTTGATCGTCCTCATTCTCTGAATGGGAAAACTGATTGATTTACCCAGCTCCAGTTCTCTGATCTGAGGTCTGAGTGGTACTTTTTCTTCTGACATATTGCTTGATTTTAATTATTATTTTACTAGTTTGAAATCGTAAACGAAAACGAGAGGATTGCTGTCCCAGTGGAGGTGGAGCTTGCAGCTAAGCATCTTGTATGCTTCGATAGGAGTTCTGTACCACCATTTCTTCGCAAAGCTATCATTTGTGGCATCGTATGAATAAGCATCGTCAATACCATCGATGTGGCTACAGAAGATTCCTTCCTTCATGCAGTCATCGGTGCTGATGTACTGTAGTCTTTCACACCAAATGTTGGTAATCTTAATTTGATGAGGCATCAAATCAGACTTCACAAACATCTTGTTTCCCCATCCTTCGGAAGTATTTATCCTTGGGTGTAGTTCTTTGATATACGGAATATCGCTGTATCTTTGTGCGACTGCTACGACTTCACCTATTTTATAAGTGGACTTTGCTACAATCTCATTTCCATCATTGATGGCGAGTTTGCCTTTGTCTTTTCCTTCCGTATAGAAACCGCAATTGCAGTAATACTTGAAAGGCTTTTCGTAAGCGATTCTTCTGGTCTGAGTCTTGCGACCATCTAGAACAGCTTCGGTGAGACCGTATCGGTCATTGAACATTATCTTTTTCATACGCTTTGTTTCGTTTGTTGTTTCAAAACATTATTCTGAATGGTTTGCCTTTCAAAGATGGTCTCTTATCGAGAACAAACTTTATTAACGCCTCGTATCTAATCACGAACAATGGACAATACATGTATTTCAGTGTGCATACAAATCTGTTATTGAGCATAATATCGAGGAATAGAGCTTTATTCTTCTTCATTTTGTGCCTCCTTTTTATAGCTAACTAAAGCTGGAACTAGATCGTCCAGGTAAGCCCATTGAACAATCTCTTCGAAAAGATGACCGCCAGAGTCTGTGAGCCAGCCGCGTGAACCGTCAGGGTCTGTGTAAGTATGCCCCACCTCTATAGTCAAGCCATCAGCATAATCAAGTAGGCAATCTTCTTCGTTGCTTTTTGGAAGTTCTTTTCCTGAATGCCATACTTTGGATATGTTTATGTATAACACATCATCTGCAGTCGCTCTTACCGCCATACCTTGCCAAACAGGGTAACCGCCATGTTGCTTTCCATCTGGGTCTAACAATCCGCATGTAAGTCCAGTGTGGGATGGAAAAACGAATAGCCTATCTGGCGCATCGAAAACTTTTTTATCTTCATTCTTCATTTTTCTTCAAATTTATTTGGTACTTATTTATTTATTTACTAACTTTACGGTGCAAAAGTAATAAAAATAAATTGAACCGCAATAAGAATGTATTGTATTTTAAGAAATATACAATGTATTTATATTGCCTTAACACTATTTGGATATGAAAGTGCAATATTTAAAGATTAATATCGGACTAGCTATAGAGCAGCGTATTAATGAATTGGGTATTTCAAAGTCTGAATTTGGTCGAAGAATAGGCTTAGCTAGTCAAAACGTTAAGAAATTCCTCGAAAGGGAATCTATTGACTCAAGCAAACTCGTAGAAGTCTGTCAAGCTCTGGACTATGATTTCTTTTCTTTGTATGTCGGCAAAACATGTGAGGGCAATACTTCTTTATTGAATGTGAATAGATTAAAGACAATTATATTGGATAAAGGTTTATCTAATATAAGTTTTGCTGCTTCAATAGGTTTGTCTAGAAATGAACTTGATGCTGTTTTAGCCGGAAGTGATTTGTCTTTAGGACTAGTTGAAAAAATGGCTGAGGCGTTGGGAATCAAACCTGTTGAATTGATAAATGGCGCATCTGCTATAGCTGAGACTGCAGCAAAGGGTGATCAAGCTATGTATGAAGAGTTGATAGCTCTAAGAGCAGAGAATAAGTTACTGAGAGAGATCCAGGGTCTTTCATCAAGAAATCAGGTACATGTAGGATAGTTAAGATGTGGTGATATGGTATTTATTTTAATGTTGTTTTGTAGATTGATAATATTGGTGGCTTTTTTAGTTACATTATTTGCTTCAAATGATTTAACTATGAAAGTTGCTTTATGGAGTATGTTAATCTGTACGCAATATTTATTGAGGGTTTCTATTCATGATTTTCTTATGCTTAAGGAAATTAGAAAGTCTTACGTTTTATCATATTGGAAGCAGCCGGATTTGATATTCAGATTTGCTCTTTCTTTTCTTGCTTTCTATTATGCTTTATTTATGTATTTAAAATTTGATATAGCTTTGTCTGTAACTTGTGTGTTATTTTTTAATTTCTTGTTTTATAAAATATATAAAGCAGGTCCAACACAGGCAGATAGGATGGATGCACAAAAGATTGTTAAGTATAAAAAATTAGAACGGTTTAATTAAAGTTATGAAGAAGATTTTATTTGCTCTTTCAATGTTTCTTTTGAGTGTTCCAGTAATGGCACAGAAAACATTTGAGAAGTATACTGTTGGCTATGAATCAGGAAATAAAGGTATACAGGTTGATGGTGACGATGGTGTAATAGTTGTTGTCTCTAAAAAAGATGATCGGAAGATAACCAAACATCAGGAGTTTTATGTTTCGATTATTAACCAGAGTAAGAATAGATTTAACTTTGATCCTTCAAAAATACAAGTTGAGGCTATTAACAAGAATAAGACTGAGTCTTGCGAAGTGTACACTTGTGATGAATGGGTGAAGAAAGAAAAGACAAGGATTCTATTATGGGGTCCAAATAATGTGGAGGAGCAGTCTGTAAGCACTAATGTCAAAGGAGCTGATGGTAAGACTACGACCATCGAAACTAAAGCACAGATTGTAACCAACGCTAATGATGAGGCTAGAGCACAAGCAGAGGCAAGTATCAATAGCAGATACTTCAAGCGTGTAACTATCAATGCCGGTCAAATGCGTTATGGCATGGTTGTAGCGAAGAATCCAAAGGCTCAGAACTTGATAGTGAAGGTTCCTGTAAATGGAAACATTTATATCTTTGACTTATCAAAAGAATAGAGATCCTTTGTGTTAGTGAACAGCAAACTTGTTCAAGTTTAAGATATAGTATAGTATAATTTAGTAATAAACAATGTTAGTATTGTTCTAGTAGAATTTAATTAATACGCATAAATAAAGTAATTATGAAAATGAAGATGAT